AATCAGCTACCTCAACCCCGTCTAGTGGTGTCCTGTCCAGTGTAGTTTCGTCAATTGACGCTTCCCTGACTTCATCTTCCGTCAGGCCAAACTGGGCTATGGCTTGCACAAAGCTGGCTTTGTTGACCATTTTATCGTACTCGGCAAATGTGTCTACCGTAATTGAAGCAATGATGGCTTCTGGGTCCAGCCCCATGTCTGGGTGTACGTTGACCCAGATCGAGTCTTCGTTAGCGTAGGCTAACTTCTTCGTGCCCGCTGGGGATGAAAACATGGCTGGAGCTTTGATGCGCTTAGGGCCATCGACTGTTACAAACGTCAAGTCGCCCTGCAGGCAGATGTTCAAGTGCTCTGTCATGTGCAGCTTGCCAACGAGCAGCGTGCCTTTGGGGACAAATATTTCACGCGCATAAACGCCGCCAGAAAACACGTTGCGCACTGGAATCTCGGCCTGCGGCTGTTGCAGCATCAGAGCCTGAAACGTGTCAATCCTGTCTTTGAGTTTCTGCTCACGTACAGCAAGTACGGAGCCGTCAACCGGCGCAAACAAGTCGGCTGGAAAACTCTGTTCGAGTACAGTGCTGATTTCTGTTTCAGGTTGCATAGGCGTCATTATGGCGTAGGTGGAGTTGGCCACACGATGTTAAACGGGTCTGACTGGTTTGTCACGTCCCGTAAGGCTTGACGGTACGGTTCCCACAAGGCTTTTGTCTCTGCTGAAATGTCAGCCAGCTGAGTCCAGTCTGTGGATTGCAAGCGTTGGCTACGCTCCGCACGTACGACTAGCCATTGAGTTTCGTTGGTGCGAGTATCGACCCACTGTTTGGTCGTGTAGTCAAATATGCAGAATTCGTTGGGTTTAGGCGGCAGCGGCGTGGGCACCCTATCTGCTACATAAAACTCAGCGCCATCGTATATACCGCTTAGCATTTCAGCCCCTGCTGGCATATTAGCTACGGCATCGGCTTCACTTGTTGAGGCGCTTCCTACAATGCGCCCAGTAGTTGTATCGTAGTATGTGACCAACATTATTTGTATGCTCCGAATAAATATACCCGCAACTGAGTAATCCCGCTACCCGTGAGCGTGACGTTAGAACCTGTGTACCTATACCTAAACTCAAAATTATGAGTTCCAGCGCTTAGATTTTGCACGCGAGTTCCAAAGTTTACAGGCACTGCGGAGTCGCTAAATGCGTTTATGCCATACACAGAACGAACTCCATCGACAAGAAGTTCAAACTCCTGCGTTATTGACGATGAACCATACGTAAACCCTGAAATAACCTGGGCTCGGCTCATACTCAAAATAATAATATAGTCACCGCTATTTGCTACAGTAGCGCTGTAGTTAGTAAGCGTAGTAAGCGCAGATGGGCCTTGCGGTGGGGAGTAGTCAAACACGTTATAGCGTGTTGTGCTGACCGCTTGGTCTTGTATTTTTAGTGTGCTAACAGCTAAATCACCTATCTTTGCTGTGCTTACGGCTAGGTTGTCTATTTTTGCTGATGTAACAGCTAGACTGTTGATCTTTGCTGTGCCGACGGCCAAGTCAGCAATTTGCGCGGTACCGACAGCCAAGTCAGCAATTTTTGCTGTGCTTACAGCCAAGTCAGCAATTTGTGCGGTGCCGACAGCCAAGTCAGCAATTTTTGCTGTGCTTACGGCTAGGTTGTCAATCTTGCCAGTCGTAACTGCTAAGTCAGTAATCTTGGCTGTGCCTACAGCAAGATCTGCAATTTTAGCGCTGTCAACTGCTAGATTGCCTATTTTTGCATTGGTTATGACACCATTGTAAATGAAGGCCGACTTCATGTAGGTGCCAGCGGGTATTGCTACGCCGTCAATAATTAGCGGAGCGTCAAGTTGGAAGAACGGTGCTTCGCTGGTGTCGCCGTATGCTTTGGCCAACACATCCATCGTGTACTCAAGCGCTGGCACTGTGGTGGCAGACACGCCAACTGTGGCGTTAAACGGCCCTCTAGTGCTGTTTGTGTTGACGAACCGGACCCAATAGTAGCGCGTTGCTCCGGGACCAAGCTCATCGACATATATTCCACCGGGTGTCAGCCCCAGCAAAACCGCCGAAGCAAAAACATTGCTGCTAGCTCCCCAGATTTCAGCGTAAGCGTGTCCGCGATATATAGGCGTATCGAACTCGACAAAAACAGTAGTCACAGCTGACGTAGCTGTAACGTTTATAGGTGGGGGTGGTGAGGCCAAATATGTCTGTAACGGTGCGGCTAAAACGCCTGCTGAGTCACTACTAGCAATACCTGCGGAAGTCAGATCATCTAAACTAACAAGTCGGTCAGAGCCAGAGCCTGACACGAGCTCACGCACGCGGTCTAAAAACATCCGCAGATCACGGGGGATGTCAGACTTGACGAATGGTAGTTTCTTAGACACTAGCCAACTCCTGCACGGACTGTGCTACCGCGAAAGAGAAGACTTCAGCACTACCCTCAAGCTGAAACTCCCAATCACGGCTGGGGGTTGCTGGCAAACGGAAGACGTCTCGACTTGTCACGGTTTGCGTGTGGATAAGCGTGCCGCCTGCGTAGAACTTCGCAGTCATTGGGTACGACTCGGCTTCCAGTTGTGCGCACGAAAAACTCATGACCTGCGGCAATGTGAACTTTTTGGACTTCCACGTCACAGTCTTCAGAGCGCCAGCCCCCCACACTTTTACGGCACGATCAGAACCCGCGAGGAATAGCTTGTCAACCTGCAAGTCGTTGTATCCAGCAGCCACGTAGATGTCGTGGGTGACAAACTCACCAGTATATGTGTCATAGATAAAGCCGCCAGACGTCGTGCCGTTGTTATAGAAGCCGAAGTACTTCATGTCATGCTGGTACGCATAGATGCTGCTGGGCAAGAACAACGCCTGCCACTGTGCGCGTGTGAAATACTTTTCAGTGATGATCTTAGAGCCGCTTGGTGACAAAGATACCAAACCGTCTGGGCTGGCATAGATAACAACTCCGTTTAAACTCACAATGCTGCGCTTGGACGCACATGCCTGCTCCAAATCGGATTTGACTACCACCATAGAGTCGGGGGCGCTACCTTGGATGAAGTACGGTGTACCCGTAGTCATTACAGCCAGTGTTGTATCCATGCGGCCAAGGCCCACCACAGGGTAGTCCAGCGACTGCATGTACTGCACAGGCCACGCGTGTGGGTGGTATGGGTCACAGAAATACACATCTCGGCCAGTAAACCCAGCCATAACCCCACCGGGCAAGTTGATAAGGCCTTTGAGCGTGTCTGGTGGGGGAAGCCATGTCAGTGACGGCAGCTCTTCCCCGAGGTCTTCAGCCAAAATACTGTCTGAATAAGAGGTAGATGCAATTGGTATTTCAGCCACAAACAAAAACACGCCCGCAGTCGCACGGTAAATTCTGCGGTGTGTCAGTGTGTAGCCAGACGGCACAGAGGCAAACCCTCCAACCGTGACGCTTTGGCCGACTCGGACGGTTGCATCTGCGGACGCTGCTGAAGGGGCAGACTCAAACTCGAAGCCGGATTCTTTATTGACTACAGTGTAGGCATACACTCTAGTCTCCGGTATATCTGTTGGTTCTGTGGGGGTGCCAGTGACACTTACAGTGGGAGCGCTACCCGGCGCAGGAATGCCAAGTGGGCGAGAGACGGTAGGGTAGTTAGACCCGGACAGCGCGATGGCTGCGTAAGTTGCCTTGGGTGCGCCGTCTCCAGTATAGAAGGTCCATTCGGAAGTATCACCGGCGATCTGGCTACGACACACGTCGACATCTGTAGTCCAGTGGAACCAATACTGCGAGTCTGAGACTATGCTCTGACCAAAGCGGTAGATGGTAAGCGGTACGCCTATCTTGGTCAGTGTTGCAACAGTAGAACCTAACGCGTTCAGGGGTTTGAGTGAGCCTTGAAATACGTCAGCGTTCAGCGCTGTTTGAGCCTGTGCGTCTTGGAGGTAGCGCGGCGGCACCTTGGGAGAAATCCCACCAAAAGTTTTGATCTGAAGTGCTGCCATGCTGTGTTCCTCGCTTAACCAGATTGTAGTGGTTAAGCACCAAGTACATCAAGGGCGTGGTTGATGTGCTTGATCCGGTCTTCGAGGCCAATGGTTCCTCCGTTGATCTTCTTGGTCATGGCGGTGTAATCCTTGGCGTCAGCCTCTTTGTTCAGACCGCGTTTGTTCCAGTACCATGCAGCGCTCAGGACGGCGTACTTGGGGGAGAGTACAAGATCGGGGCTATGAATGAAGTCCACGCCAAGAGCGTCGCCGCACTGCGTGTAGTTGTCCTTACCAGTCAATTGGATCAGACCACGGCCTTTGTATAGGCTACCTTCTCCGGTTTCCTCGGTGCCGTTGCCCATGCGCCCGCCGTAGACCTTGTTGGCAATCTTGTCCGGGTCGCGGTGGTAGGGCTTTGCGGCCTCCAGAGTGGGGAACCGGCTGGGCCAAACGCGGCACAGGGCCTCGGCGCTGTAGTTCAGGTTCTCCTGCAGTGTCTTGAAGTTGCCGGACTCATGGGCGCACTGGCCAATGAACGCAGCCATCCGCAAAGGCGTATTGATTTCGTAACGCTGCATGGCCTCATTCAAAGGCTCCAGCCAGTCTTCGGAGATGTGCAGTTCTTTGAGCTGTTCGGCGGTAATCATTTTGCGTCTTTGCCCTTTTTGTCAGACTTCATGTCCATGATTTTCTCCAGTGTGCGGCCACCGAAGTAGAAGCTCATCACCAGCATACCCCACTGCCCGAGCAACTCGACGTAGCTGCGGTTGGTGTCGTAGTCAAAGGCGCTCATCGTGGCAAAGGTGAAGTACCCGCCGAGGATCAGCAATAGAGTCATTGGCCTGATGTTCTTGGACAGCCAAGAGTCTGACGACATGTCGGCCTTGAGCCGGTCGGTCAGGTTGTTTTGCTCGGTCTTGTACAAGTCGGTCTCGTTGGCCATCCGAGCCAACTCGCCGTTCTCCTGCATCTGGGCCAGTTCTGCCTTGGCTTTTTCAGCAGCCACAGGGTCAGGCAAAAACCGATCAATCAGCTTACCGCCGATTGCCGCCAGTGGGTTCAAGTCACTTAGGTTCATCTGGTTCCCCTTTAGGTTGGTCTGGGACGATGGCGTGCGCTGCCGCGCTCACTGCACGTTTGCCCATGATGCCGCCAATGCCACCGACGATCAGCAGCACAATGTCGTTGAGCATCTTAGTGTACGCCTGATCTATGGGGGCCATGGCCTTGATAGGCTGCGTCACGAAGGTCACAGAGTACAGCAGGGCACAGACGATGAACGTCAGGATGAGCGTGACGGCTACGACTACAAAAGCCCAAATGCGGACTTCAATCTGGTCAGCGGACAGGTGTTGGCTCGGAGGCAGGTTTGGTTTGCTCAATTTGTTTCTCCAAGACAGGGGCGACCATGTACTCAGGGCAAGTCTGCGTGAACTGGCAGCGGGGCTTCAGGCACTGTTCTTTCTGGAAGTTGTCTGGGTTCTGGCAGAAGTACCGGTACTGCTCTTCACAGCCAGCCAAAAGCATCAGAGGCAAAATCAATTTCCACATTTGACCTCCCTACAGTAGTAAACAATCTCGATGCCGATCCACATCAGAGCGACAAGAGTGACGGTGGCCAAAGTTACGGCGATCCACAGCTCAATCTGCTCTTTGCGCTTCTTGCGGGCTTGGATGGCTGCATCCGCAGCTCGGCGACGCTGCGCCTTGTCGTCCTCGTCCATCTGCTTGCGACGGTTGACGATCTTCTCCCACACGTCCATGTTGTTCGGGAAAAACAGACCTTTGACCTGCTCTTCAAACTGGCGGGCGCTCTCGATAGCCAGCTCCAGCTCGACGGCCTTGCCCATGTTGGAGCCGCTGAATCCGCCTTTGTGGACCTCTTCGAGCACCTTGACCGCATCGGCCTTGGCATCGAAGTATTTGCCCAGCACAGGACCAAGGCTGCGCACGTCGTCAACGGTCTTGACTGCCTTCTTGACTAGGTTGACTGCGGTTGTGACCGCCGCCAGCGCGGAAATTGGGTCGATCATCGCAACACCTCAACCATTACTTTTGTCGTCCAGATGACGATACCGACAATGAAAATCGCCGCGACTAGAGCCTCGGCGAAGTCTCTCATGTCTTATCGGCTTTGCCGTCCAGTTTGTCAAAAATCTGTTTGACCATGGACTTGATGTCTGCAATGTCAGCCCTGTAGTCATCTTTCGCCACATAGGTGTGTGGCAGCTCGTTGACCTTGTCCTCCAGCCGCTGAATCGTGCGAGTCAGGTTGTTGATGACGTAAATGGCCAGAAAACCAGCAACTGATACTACTAGGTTGAAGAGCTGTTGGTTATCCATGACCAATGATCCTTACGGCAAGACGGTGGCGGTTATCTGGCCAGATTCTACCGTACCAGAAGCTGTATTGCTAGTCACTAAGGCCTCAAGCCCAACCGGGGGTACAGCGGCGTCAGTGAACACAAAGTCCTCAAGATTAACGGTTCGCAGTTTTGACCTGCGCAGTGCATCCAGCGCTGCCGCACCTTGGGTAATCAAAACTGCGTTGTACATGCTACCCGCTGGGTTGAACGACTCTGCTGCTTGTGCGGCAGCCAGCGCTACCGCGCTGAAGTTCGACGGGGCTACGCCAGCTTGGTCGACTGCAGTGGCGGTCTCCAGTACAGGTCCACTGAACATGGCTTTGGCAGCGGCAGTCTCCTGCGCTGTGGCCTGCTCAGACACCGATGTGCTCGGGTTGAACTTGGTGGAGGCAGTCTCACTTGCGGTTAGCGTTTCAGACAGGCTTGATGTGCCGGTGTTCGCGCCCTTGGGTGTATCCAGTGGTCGGGCAGTATCAGAAGCTGCCGCGCTGAATGTGCTGGCGATGACCTGCACTGCATCAAACGTGACTGCGGATTCAGAAACACTGCGGTTGAATGCTGTAACCGCCGCTGCAAGCTCCTGCGCTTGCGATGCCTCCAATATAGATGACAGGAACAACAAACCGCCGGTCGTAGCATCCGCACCTTGGGTAAGCTCCTGCACACTGGTGTTCAGCGCGGCACGGGCTTGCGCAGTTTCTGCGGCTTGCACAGCTTCTGCCAGCGTGGCGGACAGCGCAGCTGCTGCCTGCGTAACCTCGGAGGACACCGCAGCTTCAACAACAGCCCCAAGAAACGCACGGAAAGCGCTCACAGAATCAGCCACTGTTGCAGACTCTGACAGCTCCCCAAGGTACAGCATCCCAGCAATAGCCGAGTCGGCCAAAGCGGTGGTTTCGCTCACGGATGGGTTGTACGTCCCAAGCGGCGATTCTGCGCTGCTGGCAGTGGAACTTTCGATGATGTAAACAAGGATGGGCCCGCCGCCACCAGCTTCAAAGTACCAGCCCAGTGAGCCGTTGTTTGTGGAGTTGGCCCCTGCGTACCATGTTGTGTCGAGGCTGTACGCCCGCACGCCGGTGATGGTGAGGTAGTCCGTGGTCGGCTGTGTGGCTTGGCCCGCGCCGGAGAAGATCAGCGTTGCAGGACTGGAAGCCGAGGTGCCCTGCACCGTCAACACGCGCCCGGCTTCGCCCGAGGCTGTGAAGTTCGCTACCGTCTGGGTTGTTGTACCCAGAGTGATGCTGGTCGCGCCGGTGGCCTTGTAGCTGTTGCTGATGTTGGCAAACGTGTTGTTGCCAGTAATGTCCAGCGCACCAGCACCACCTTGGTTAAGTGTGATGCCTGAGTAATCTTTACCGCCGCCAGCGAAGGTCTTGGCCGATGCAGATGTGAGACTGATCGTGCCTGTGCCTGTTACGGTGAGGTTTGTGGGAGTGGAGGCGTTCCAAGCGTTTGCTCCACCCCCAGCAATCGTCCACGTCCCGATGCCTACTGCAACCGTCCTGACATTTGTGTTATTCAGAGCCACCGTTCCGGTGCTACTTGAGAGCGTGACGTTATACCCGCCAGCATCGAATGTACCCCTTGTAACAGTCAATGCAGTAGACGCGAACGTAGTCGTCCAGCTATCTTGTAGTGTGACTGAACCACCCGGAGAGTCAATGATGAATGGATGCCCAAATGGTTTACCGGCACTAGTTACTGTTTGGGCACCTCTGCCAGAGAACGTTATATTCCCGGAGCCGCTAAGTGTCACTCCAGTTCCATTGACCCAGTTTCCGTAAATGGTCGGCGCGTTTCCTTGACTCAGCGTCATCGTGTTGCTGGTACGGGCACTCATGTCGATGGTGCCGATGTTGAAAGCAGTGTTTATGGTCACACTGCTTCCACTGGATGGATAAGGCGTAGGACTTGAGGGGAATACCGCAGTGTCTTGCGCCAAAGGAAACGCAGCAAAATCCGCTGTCCCACCGTTAGTAAAAGACCATCTCGCTATTGAGTCACCCCAGTTTGTAGGCCCAGTGGACCGGTAATAAACCGTCTTAGCCGCATCAAACGTAATCCCGCTGTTGCCTTTGCAGTCACCCAAGCGAGTACCTGACACAGGAGCCGCAGCACCAGCAATGGTGATGTCACGGAAGTCGATGTCGGTCGCGGTAACAGCAGCGCAGGTCAGTGTGCGAGGTGTGCCGATGGTGTCTGAGCGCACAAACGTCCGCATCGTGGCGTCGGTACCGGGTGAAAGGGTTAGGGTGCCGTTGATGGTTTGGTTGGCGTTGAAGGTAACTGGTTTTACACCAACAGATGTGGTGCCCGTCACGGACAGATTGTTAAACGTGTTTGCGCCAGTGATTGTTACTTGCCCGTTGCCTACACTGGTAAAACTACAATCATAGAAAGTCTGCCCAGCGCCAGCAGACAGTGAAGGGGTGTTTGCCGTACAGACAATACTAGAAGTGCCGGCATTAAACGTAAAATTCGTAGAGGTTACAAAACTCACCGTGGCGGTTGCCGGTATAGTAACGGTACTACTGCCGAAACTTAAGCTACGCGAATTACTGTTGTTGCTTACAAAGTTACCAGTTACCGCGTAATTTGCGGTATCAAACGATCCATTGGTGATAGTGAATGTAGAGCTACCCACCCAAGCACTACCAAGCGCCCAACCACAACCAACACCATCTACCGTAACAGGGGAGACAACCCCCACACCGTTGGTTGTAAATGTCTTACCTGTAGACGATCCAGACAGCGTAATTGCTCCAGAGTACGTCCGTGTAATCCCAGTAGCCGCCAATGTCACGTTGCCGTGGATAGCCAACGGAGCAGTACCCGCCCATGTAACGTTGCCGGACGCGGGGCCGGAAATAGTCAAAGACGCGCAGCGCAGCTGGGTGGCTGTGCAGGTGACTGTGTAAGCCGTTGCGTTGGATGCGGAGTCGAAGACTACGTGGTCTGCGGAAGTCGGTGGCCCGTACACCCCCGCAGCCCCCCCGGAAGTAATGGCCCAGTTTGTTCTACTGGTTGCGTTCCACGTACCACTTCCACCCACCCAATAGTACGTTGATGCTGGTTGAGCAATCGTTAGCAAAACCCCCGAGCCTGTACCCGTGCTGTTCACACCAGCGTAGAACTCCCCGGGGCTGGTGGGGCTGACTGCTGTTGTGCCCATTGCAAGGTAGTCAACACCAGACACCCGAGCGCCAGCAATCGTCAGTGTAGCTGTGCCGGTCACCGTGACCACGTTGCCTGCTGTGCCTGTGATGGACCACTTGCCAAGCGTCAAAGCACCAGTTCCTAGCGCCAACGTGTGAGCAACCGTTTTTGTACTCGCAAGTTCTGTGAACTGGCAGCCGGAGGTTCCGCTAAATGTTGTGGTCGACGTACCGGTTGTGCCACCAATCGTCAGTTTGTTGTACGAGGCCCCGCTCCCAGTTGCCGCAAATGTCCTACCCGTTGTGCTGGTGTCGGACAACAGGATGTCAGCTGTGCCTTTGTATAAAGCAGCGTTGGTAGAAAAGTCTCCTGCGAAAACAGTACCAGTTCCCGATAGGGTCCATAACCCAGAACCCATCTTCAAAACTTTTATGCCACCTGTTGGCCCCGCCGTGGAGGACGCAAACACCCCCACTGTCACGTTATAGCTAACAGCATCAAACGTACCACTAGTAAAGGCTAATGTTCTTGCTGCAATAAGAGTCAGAGCATCTGCAAGCTGAACTGTCCCTGTAAAGCAGGTAATGGTAATTTGGCAACCAAAGGCCACGCCATTACTGGTGATTGTCTGAGTTCCACGTTTTGAAAACAATAGCGTTCCGGCAGAACTTGAATGAGCAACACCAGTTCCAAACTTCCAATCTCCATAGATAACTGGCGTGTTCCCCCCATTTGTAAACGTCATTGCACTGGTTCGTGTAGACGCATCAAACGTACCGATGTTCCAAGCTGCGTTAACGGTAATAGTGCCAGTTACACTCCCTGTGTTATCAAACACGGCTGTATCTTGCGCCAATGGGAAGTTGTTGATGTCAGGTGTTCCCCCTGATGACGACGCCCAGCCAGTATCGCTCCAATTTTGAGTGCCCGACAAGTTCCAGTACACCGTCTTTGCGCTTGGAAACGTGATGTTGTTGTTGCCGCCACAGTCACCTGCGCGAGTCGGTGCTGTGCCGATAGCTGCGCCAAGGATTTCAATGTCGCGGAAGTCACAGTCGTCTGCTACCAGTGTGCCAACAGTCAGGTCGCGTTGGGTGCCGAGCGTGTCAGAGCGCAAAAAGATGCGGCGTATTGGGGATGCGCCGGAAACTGTTAGAGTGCCGGTGATTGTTTGGTTTGCTTGAACAGAAATAGTCCCCAAACTTGCAGAAACGGGAGCCAATACAGTTAGGTTGTTAAACGTGTTTGCGCCAGTCAGTGTTAGCGAGCCTCCTGATGGGAGCGCACTAACGGAGACGTTGTAGAAAGTTACGCCGCCAGAAATAGTTGGGCCTGCCGATCCAGCTAAATTTATAGTAGATGTGCCAGCATTAAACGTGAAATTCGCCCCCAAAAAACCAACACCAGAACCAGTGCTCAGAGTCACCGTACTCGACCCAAGGTTGATCGCCCTGACGTTGGTGCTACTGGATGACAAAGAGCCCGCAGTGACGTTGTAGTTCTGTGTGTTGAACGTGCCGTTGGTAACGGAGAGGATGTTTGTTCCAATGTTGAAAGCATCCCCAAGCTGAACTGTGCCCCCATAGGAGTCGATGGTGATTGGTTGGCTGAATGTTTTTCCGGCACTGGTGATAGTTTGGGTGTTTCTTCCTGAAAATACTATAGCTTGGGTTCCAGCCATAGTTACTCCGGAACCTAGAGCTAAATTACCGTAAATAGTTACTGTGTTATTTGTTGAGCTTAAAGTCCAAGAAGAGGTTCTTGCAGTGGCGTTAATTTCACAAATTGCATCAGTTGACAGAATTAATGTTCCTATCGTAGAGGAGTTATTAAAAACTGCTGTATCTTGAGCAAGTGGAAAGTTATCTGTACTAACAGCACCTCCGGACGCTAACGCCCAAGCGTTATGAGACCAGCCATAGGTGCTTGCACTTGTTGTGTTCCAGTACACAGTCTTAGGCGTAGACGCAGTTATCCCTCGGATACCACGCAAGTCTCCGATACGAGTGCCAGAAATAGGCGCAGCAGTACCAACGACGTAGATGTCACGGAAGTCAGCATCAGTCAGGCTTGGTGCGCTGTTGATGGTCAGGGTTTGGGCGATGCCGTAAGTCGTGCCACGGAACCAAACTCGACGGTTTCCTGCTGTGCCTGTGGTGGACAGTGTGCCGTTGATTGTTTGACGGTCAGTAAACCGTATCTCGCGGACACCTGCCGCTGCGTTTGCGGCAACAGCAAAGTTGTTAAACGTGTTTGCGCCGTTTATGGTAGCCGTCGATAGCGTACCTGTGGTGCTTATAGAAAAATCATAAAAAGTTTTCCCGCCGCCGGTAAACGTAAACGCAAAGGACCCCGTATGCTGGATGAGTGATGTTCCTGCGTTGAACGTGAGACTGCTGTTTGAGAAATTAACAGAGTTCGTAGTTGTAGTTACTGTACTGGAACCGAGGTTTATTGTGGCGGCCAACGCGCCTGTGGATTGAAAGGCTGAACAGGTAATGTTGTAGTTTGCAGTGGTGAACGTTCCAGCAAGCACAGCGAATGCATACGCACCAGCGGTACCTGTCGTCATCGCGCTTCCAAGCGTCCACCCTCCACCTACACCATTAAACTGTACATCGGCAGGAAACGTTGTTCCGTTGGTAGTTACTATTTTGCCGGTGCTCGTCGCGGTAAAGTTCACTGTACCGGTGGCTGTCCACAATGTGCCAGCAACCAAAAACATTGACCCTCTGATTGAGAATGTTGGCGATGTTCCCTGCGCAAACGTCACTGTGCCCGTTGAAACGGTAAAGTCAAGGCATGTAAGCGCACCGGTGCAGGTAACAGTGTATGTCCCTGCTTGGTCAAAGAACACGGCATCTGCCGCAGTGGGTACGGACGCGCCGCTCGCTCCGCCGGACGTTGCAGACCAGTTGGTCGTGCTAGATGTGTTCCATGTACCCGACCCCCCAACCCAATAGCGGTTTGCCATGCTTACTCCTCGGCAGGAGTTTCAACGGGGGGCGCAGTCACCACAGCGATCCAGTTGTCCACGCGCTGCTGCTTCATCAGTTCGATTTCTGCCTCAGAAAAGCCGTGGTCGTCAGGCAGGTGCAGGGCGTCACGGAACAGGCCGTGGGGGGTTTGAAATTCAAAGTCGATCTTCATGCAAGTCTCCAAAAAGAAACACCCGCCGTAGCGGGTGCTGCACCAAACTCAGGGTGTCACCCAATCAAGCTGCGTCGAGGCTAAAAGTGTACGTCACATTGAGTGTGTCAGACGCCACAACCACGCGGTCGCCGGGGGATTGGAAGTCCGATGCCGAGAACAACACGCCCGATGTGCCGGTGTCCACGCTGGCCAAGAACGCGCCAGCAACAGTGCCGCCACCACCAGAGATGGTAAACGATGCAGGCGAAGCTGTGTTGTCGATGACGGATGGGTCAGCAGTCGTCGCGGTGCCAAACACTGCGGCTTTGCGGTTGCCGGAGTAATTGGTGAACTCTGTCCAACCAGCATGCGAAGCCAGCGTGTCGCCAGCAGCGATGGTAGTGCCGGAGCCGGGGCCCGTAATCAAACCAATGTACCAAGCGGCGATCTGCGTTGCGCCGTTCAAATGGACCGACACCATGCTCTGCAGACCTTGGTTCACCACCAAGTTGTGCATCTCTTCTTCCCACTTGACTTGGCCGTCAGCGCCGACGCACTGGATTTTGTACACGCCGCCAGCTTTGGCTTTGGCTTCAGGACGAGAGCCGCAAACGAGGCCAGAAGACACTTTGTCAGTGGATTTTGCAAGGTTGTTGAACATGGTGGTTCCTTATGAGAAGTCTTCGCGGACCAAAAACTTGAGTAGATTATAGACTGTCTGAATTTGACCTGTAAAGTCGATTTCGAGCTCGCCTTCATACGACCCTGCGGGGACATTTAGCGTATCGCCGGGAAAGTTGAACACAATAACGCCATCAACGCCATCTGTGGCAAATGTGCAGGGGATCGTGCTCAGTGTAGTTGTACTTCCAGCAGCGCGGAACTTCATAACTACTGTTGCATCGCTGACATCTAAAGGAGTCTCATCTGCGTTTTTCAGCGCTACACGAATGTATGGGAGATTGTCGCCTTGTACAAGTCTGATTTGGTTTGACATTGCTATTCCTTATGCTGCTGGTCGCTGACGAACCATCATGCGAACACCACGAAAATCTCGAACGCGGGCGTTAGTGATAGCCCGCTCAAACAAGCCTTTGTGCATGCCAGCCAGCGCGATGTCAGACCATTCCTTGCCCGGTGTCATAGCCAGCTGGGCGATAGCACCGCTGACAATGGTGTCAGCCCAAGTCTCATAAATCCAGTCTTCGACACCAGTGCCGTTGCGATTTGGCTTGAGCACAGCGTACACTTTGAGCGTGGTGCGGGCTTCTGGTGTTGGAAAGATGCGGATGCTGTTGTCAGCCTGAATCCAGTACTCGCGGGGCTCACCTACCTCGGACAACTTCTCAGTGCCGATCAGGCGCAAGTCGGTACGTGTCAGTGTGGCTTCGCCGTACACTACAGAAATCACGTTCTCAACCAGCCCAGTGTCTGGGTCCAAGTCGTAGTCGACTTGGTTTGGAGCCACATAGATGGCGTCAATCTGCTCACGCCACAGGTACGTACGTGCGAAGAAATCAGCCGCTGTAGACGCCAGATACAAGCGCATCGACGCGTTGGGGCACCCGGGCAAGTGCGGGGAAATCAGTGGCAGGAAGTCATCCCAGATTTTGGCCATTAGGCAACTCCCGGCTGCGAGGCAGCGGTTACTTGGGCAGATGCACCCAAGGAATTCTGAAAGGCTTGGTAGTGCGCGATAGCGCGGGCTGCGTTGCCCTGCTGCTCAGCGTCCTTGGTGTACGCACGGTACAACATGTAGTCCAGCAGCGAGTTGGCAAAGCTGTCGTCGATGCGAATCGTCTCTGCTGTCGACATGTTGTTGAGCTGAACGTCAGAAAGCGCATGTGGTGTAGGAACCTGAGCGTACGACACTTCGAGCTTGGTAGCGTCCGTAGCTGGGGGGTACACCAGAAATTCTTTGGGCTGGCGTGGGTCGAACATGTACTCTTCGACGCTCACGGTGGGCGTCTCGGTGTACCAGCCTTTGCGCTGGTCGTCGAGCACACGACGGTCCACAAGGCGCACGGCATATTTGTTGGATGTAGCTGCAGTGTTGCGCAGAACAGACACGAGACGCGTTGCGTTAGGGAACACCGTGGTCAAGACTTGGCGCGGACCAGCCGCGCAAGTGAACTCACCAGTGAGGGTGTTAGAGTCTGGGCGAAAGATCAGAGTTTCACGGTACCCATCGTTGAGCCACCACTGAAGTTCAGACAAGGTCCACCGTACAGAATCCTCGTCTTGGAGGATTGTTTTTGCCCGAGCTATCAGGTCAACGACTTTTACGGTGGCCATGGTCTACCTCACAGTTCAGGCTCTACATCGCCCAATTCTACCGCAACAGGCTCAGTAGGTGTGTCTTTCGCTTTGCGTGGCTTGGCGGGCTTGCTGGCTACCTCTGCAGCCACTTCGTTGGAGTGTTTATTGGCCAACTCTTGGCCTTGCTCTGTCAAGGTCCAGCCGTCGCCTTCCATGCGTGCCAGAACGACAATGTTGCCGTCCACGGTTGCGCGGATTTTATGGCCGAGGACTTGGCCGTTCAAGAGGTCCATCAATTCAAGTGCGTTCATGTGTTCTCCAAATGTAAAAAGGGGCTCCGAAGAGCCCCTTTATTGTGCCACCGATCAGGTCGCAGAGCCAACCTGAGCAACCACGAGGGCTTCAGGCTTGACAGTCTTGCGACCGTACACAGCCAGACCACGGACGATGTCGCCGAAGTCAGTCTGGTTACGCAGAGGCTCAGTCTTGTTCACGGTCATGGCGAAAGACATTGCAGCCTTTGTGCCAGCAACCATGGTACGACGGGCCTTGGCGTTGGTGACAGCACCACCGGTAGCTGGGTCAGACAGACCAGCAACCAGAGCCTTACCAGCAGCACCTTTTGGCAGCAGGTTGGACACGTACACAGTGAAACGGTCCAACATACCGATCTTGCCGCTACGGATGGTCGACTGTTGGTCGCCAGTGAAGTAGGCTTGAGCGATGTTCGACTGCATCAACAGGTGACGGTCGTAGGGGCTAATCAGCAACCAGCGGCCATCTTCAGGCACGTTCTGCTCGTCCAGCACTGTGGACATACGCAGAATGGCGTTCAAGACGTTTTCTGGAGTTGCTTGGTCGATGGGAGCTGTGTCTGTGCCCAAGTTGTAGGCAGCAGAGATAGCACCAGCGGTAGCGCCTTCGTTGGCAGCGGCAGGGCCTTCAGTGACCATGTTGTTGAAGAACACTTCGTTTTCGATGGCGATCTTCAACTGCTTGGCGGCGTCTTCGGTGAACATGTTCATCAGGTTCATGTCGGACTGATAGGCCAGCACGTCGTTGACTTGCACGCCGAAGTACTTGCCCTTGTTCACTTGCATATCTTGGAAGATAGGAGTGGGGACTTCATACGACAGGCTCTGGCCAACGGTGTAGTCGGAGATGCTGATCGAAGGAGCCAAACGGATACGGATGGTATCGCCTTGGTTCTTCAACTCGCCTTCGTAATCGGTGTTAGCGATTTCCGACAGCATGGTGTTCTGGTAGAACTTGGCCAGCAATTTGCCGGACCACAGGGTGGGGATGAAAGCGCCGGAATACGAGGGGTTCGTGTTGAACGGCGATTGGACGGGATAAACAGCAGCCATGATGGCCTCCTAAAAAGTTACAGGTTGGGTGACGCTTTACCCATGGATCACGCGGTTACGCGACCTTCCATGAACGCTGCATCAATTTCAGCTTCAAGTTTCTTTGCCTCTTCGACGCGCCCTTTGACACCCAGATCAGTCGCCTTGCGGAACATCTTTTCGATGTCTGCGTTGGTGTAAATCTTGCCTTTTTGCGAGGCAGGAGGTGTGCTTGTGGCACTACGATTCGGCTGAATTTGAAGTTCAAGCTCAGTGGTTTTGTCGGCAGTGGGCTCCACGGGCGCAATGCTCTTTTTGAACATCGCCACGTAGTGTGCTACTCCTTCAGCGTCGCCTCGGTTGAACGCTTGTTGTGCAACAGTGGCTCGTGGGGCTCGGAGCAGCGGGTCCACTTCGTTCAGCCAAGCGATCCACTTTGGATCAGCATTGACGGTCTCAAAGTCCGGCACCAAACGGTACAGGCGCTGCTCAAAACTGGCTTCGGACACTTGGGTACCGGTGTTGTTCAGCTGCTCGCGCAGCTTCTCATTCTCGGCACGCATGGCGTCTAGCTCACCACGAAACTCTGCTGCCACTTCGCGGGCAACTTTGCGCTGGACCTCGATAAGGTCCGAACCAAATGCTTCAACATCAGCATCAGTCACCAGCTTCTCAGCAACTGCGGGCTTCGCTGGCTCAACCGGCTTGGTCTCTGCGGCTTTGCGGAGTGCATCCACTTGGGCCTTGAGGTCACGCAGGTCAGCATGCAAACGAGGAACTTCGGCGTCGTACATGCCCTTGAGGGTTTTGTACTTCTGCTCCCATTTCTCTTCCGCAACGACTGGTTCAGTCGGTGTCGGCGTTGGCTCAACAGGCTTTGGCTCTGTAGGCGCGGGCTGTGGGTCTTGGGGAGGCTCTGCTGGGTTAGGCGCAGGGTCTGCGGGGGCAGGGTTTTGCGCGTCGTTCAGCTGCTTTTCCAGTGCTTCCAGTTCACGTAACTGAGCTTCTACTTGTTTAGGCAATGCCATTTCAATTTCCTTTAAAGCTCCAACTCTGCTTCAGGCTCCTACTGCGGTCTGCCGTTCGCATAATGGTTTGCTCGGACTCACAAAATGCGGATCACTTGATCCGCTCGAAAACCTCTGACGATTTCTCAACCGCTTCGAGGAAATCTGATAAGGCCTGAGCCTGACCTTGGAGGCGGTGTATGCGGTGTGGTTCTTCTGCAACCATCAAGGAGTTTTTGGTCTCCTCAAGTTTCAGTTTGAACAGCGCTAACAGCGGCTCGTTTTCTTGCAGCTTGCATCGAATTAACGCTTGCATGTGCTGCCGGTCAGGCTTTTGGCCTACAAAAATCTTCATGTGTGGATTCTATACAACAAATTCACAAAAAGTCAAACACCATTGGGGCGTGGCGACATCATATTTCCTTCGCGGCCACCAACTTGACTGCCGTCAGGCAGCATGTTCTTTGGCGCTGGACCCTGTGTCATGCCCGGAGCTCCGCCTTGGAGTTCACCGGCGATCATGGCCAGCTGCTCTTGGAGCTGCGCATTTTGCTGCTGCAGCGTCTGCATGGCTGTGAGCGTTGGGCGGTCTGGCACGATGCGGTTCACGTTGCCGCTCAGGTTGCGGGCCTGCTCGCGCAAGAGCTCAGCTGCGCCGTCCATACCCACGATCTGCTGGGCCACTGGGCTGTTGAGCACCAGAGTCAGGAATTCGTTGCGGCGGATGGCTTCGGCTTCCTTGACCACCAAGCTGGTAGCGCCCTTAGCCACAGCACGCACGTCGCCGATCAGGTCTGGGTCTTTGCTGTAGCGCAGGTTGTCTTGGTACAGGCGCTCGATAGACGGCACGATCACGCTGCGGTCGATGTTGCTGATAACCTGCTTGATGCCCTTGCCAGCGTTGGAGATCAACATGGACAAGCCAGACGACGTGCGGCCAGCCCCGGGGGAGCTCTCGCCAGTCATGTAGCGCGGGATCATGGTGTCCTCATCAGCGCGGGCGCTGAACTTCTCGAACACGGCCATGAGCTCGTTGGCGTTGCTCTGTGGCTGGAAGAACGTCAGCGGCTGCGAGCCGTCGTTGAACTCCGAGCTCTGGAACTGCCAGATTTTCCATGGGTACATCTCGGTGATGTCCTCGCCCGGGGGCAGGCGCGACACGTTCACACCGACTTGAGGGCCGGAGCTGATACCCATGTTGTTGGCCAAGCTGCGAGCAGCGGCGTTCACCATGTTCTGGGAGTCGCGGCACAGGTCGGCCACGCCCTTACCAGCCACAGCGCCGGGGACTTTCTCGTACGAAGTCACGTAGTATGGTTTGCGGCCCAGCGGGTCGTAGTTCAACACAGCGCGGATCACAGTCGAGCCGACCAGCCACACCTCGCAGGGGTAGTTCAGGTCTGGGTCAGGAATCTCTTTCTTCGACAGGCCCCAGTCCAGCAGGTCGCTGCCCTTGACGCTGTCCCACATCTGAAGGGCGTCAATCAGGTCTGTCGTGAAGATGGTCTGGGTGGTGTCCTTGCCCTCAGCCGTAGCTTGAGCGCTGTCAGTCCACAGCCACTCGTTCAGGTTGCCGCTGTCAAAGCTGTTGAGCACAGCGCGGATGGCGTCGTCGTTGTACCCGGGCACGCCCATCAGAGCCTGCAGGTCTTCCCGAGTCATGCGGTGACGCTCGACGATGAAGCCGTCTTGGATGTCCGAGGCCCATGGTGCCCAGTAGAGCATGAACGGATCAACGCGCTCCCACTCGTTGCGAATCTCTTCAGACGGCACCAGTGCGCCATTCTGCCAAGCCAGTGTCTTGCGCTTGCGCTTAACCGGACCCTTGAGTACAGCGTAGGGGAATGTCACGACGTCGTCCAAGAACGAATTCAGTGCGTCGGTCCAGCCACCCTCGATGAGCTGGTCTTCCATCTTAAGCTCCATGCGGTCAACGCGCTCGTTGGCCTCTTCACGCAGGCGGCGCATCGCTGCGTCCTTCATCTGCATAGCGGCTTCGCGCAACTGCACTGGGTCTGGAGGGGCCATGCCCTGCTCCATCTGAGCCATCAATTGCTGCTGCATGCTAGCCATCAGCTCTTGGATCATCTCTGGTGGCAAGGTCGGCTCAGGTGTAGCCTCAAGGCTCCATGGTTTGTCGGTGCCTGTGCCCAGCAGGGTATCACGCAGCCAGCTCGTTGCGGCGCGGCACTTGACGCTTGTCAGCTGGATGTAAATCTCCGAGCCGCCTTGGCGCTTGATGTCGGCCAGTTTGTCTGGGTCGTACTCACCGTTGCGCTGGCGCAGACACTGCAGCATGCGCTCCTCGATGGTCCGCTTGGCCTCCCGGGCAGACTCCCAGCGCTTGCGTGCATGGGCGGCCAGACCCTGAATGACAGGCGTGGCCTGCATCTCTGAGTTGCGTTTCTGTGACTCGCGTTCCAGATCAGAACTGCGAGCAACTGGGATGAGGGCGATGCCTGTAGCCATGAGTTGTCCTTAAATCCAAGGTGTTCCGGGAGCCCCGGCTGCAGAGCCTTTTATCAAATAGCCCTCTTGCGAAATGCTAACAGCGCCTGTGCCAGTCTGAATTCGTGCCATGAGCTGGACGTCAGTCTTCTCCAAGAACGGACGGGGCATGACCCGCTGCGTCTCGTAGTTTATGGCAAACGGTGCCTGCTGGGTCAGCTGGACAACGCCCGCAGGACTGATTGTCTTGTTCTGGTAGGTGCAGAAGTCGTTGCCGTTGAGCGACGTATTGATGTTGATCCGGCTCAGGAAGAACGTGTAGCCTGCTGGAACTGTGTAGATGGCAGCCTGCGTGCGGCCCACTCCGGCGTTGATCTGGGCGTAGGTCACGGTGTTGGCCAAGTTCTTCAGTGTCACAACACCTGCTGGGTTTGTCGCACTGCCGACCGACACGAACATGCCGTTGATGCGCAGGTACGAGTTGACCGTTGTCACCGGCGTAGCGCCGTTAAGCACAACACTTTCAGAGGTGATCTCGTAAGCTGCGTTCAGGCCGTTGATAGTGATTGTCGCTGTGTCCCCGGCAGTTCCAGCCAAGTTCATCTGCGTAGCAGATACCGGGTAGACATACTGAGCAGCGTTTTCCCAGATCGGGATGAACGTGGTGCCGACAGACGGCTGATAGCCGTAGATGTTGACTGTAGTGTGGCCGGGGATTTGACCCCGTGCGACTTGGAGGTTGAAATCCTCGTGTTTTCGCTCAGAGGTGGTCGACGGGTAGAAAAAAGACATGACTGTCTCCCATAGTTACCCGCATTGTACCCCCAGCCACACCTCGGTCAAGTGTACGAGTACCCGGACTTCTTGATCTCCCGGCGCGTGCTGCTGAGCGTAGCGCCCCGGATATTCATGTCGATCACTGAGTCCGCGTACTGGTTGGCGTCGTGGACGTGCGAGAACGCGTTCTTGTCTGGCTTGTCTTCCATCTCCCCGGACTTTTTGATTTTGTACCGGTAGCCGTACCGGAAACCTTTGATGAGCTGCGTGCAGCTTGGGTCGATCAGGTACATCGCCTTACCTTCCAATTGTTGAACGAGCAAGCGCTCGACCGCCTGAATCCGCTTCTCGGGGTCGTTTGTCGGTGGTTTCTGACACTTGAACCCTGCGTTTTTCACGATATCCACCAGCGACAACTCGCCTTGCTGCTGCTTGGCGTACCCTGCTGGGTCCGGCGCTACGAGGAACGAGCACCCCTGCATGTTGTTGGCGATGAACGGGTTGAGCTTGGTCCGCAGGAATGTCTCGATGCCCATGTTCTCTGACGTCAGCTCGGCCAGAGTCACTACGCGCCCACGGGGGTCACGTTGCTTGAACACGGCTGCCGGTGTGCGCCCGAAGTCAAGACCGATGATGACCGGGTACTCCTCACTGCGGATCGGCTTGATCCTGTCCTTGGAAACGTGGAACTCATGCGTGAACGTCTTCTCATACACTGGTGTGCCGGACAGCGAGCGCCCGTACTCCGATCGCAGGTACACACGCAGCCAGTCTTCAGTCTTGCCCGGGATGATGTTGGGGTAGTACTGCTTGGGCAGGTGGTCGTAGTTGTCACACTCGGGGTTGACCGCCCACTCGTTGTCGTCCTTGTCCAGCAGGACTTCTTCTGGCTCCTCGCCGAACCGCTCAAGGTACACGGACGGCTTGATGATCGCCGCTGGCTGTTTGTGGATGGCCCAGTTGCTCGGCGGATTCTCCATTTTGTCGTGCCACCATGTGTCCTCGTCGGGCATGTTGGTATCGAACAGCGCACACGACCGGGTGGGCCCACCGTCCTTGGCCGACGGGTATCGGTTCAGACGCGACAGCAGGCCGTCAACAACTTCACTGTTGAGCTCTCGGCTCTCGTTACCCCACAGGAACGTGGTCTCCAGCGACAGCGCCTTACGCACGTCATCGGGAGTATCCAGTGGGATGAAAATCCATTCCGACTCGACCTGAGTCCCATCGGGCAGTTTGGCCATCAGGATAAACGTCTTCTCCACAGCCTTCCAGATACCAGCCTCACCGGGCGGCAGCCAGTCGAACACCGTCTTCCGTGTGGTCAGCGCCAGCTGGTCAGCCGTGTTACGCACGATGATCGCCCGGGTCTTGCGCACTCCCTTGGCGTTAGGCGCTTGGCCACAGGCCAGACGCACCAGCTCATGTACACACGTCACCGACTTGCCGCCACCCACCGGGCCCGCCAGTACACGGACGTAGGATTCATCCAGCATGAAGTTGCGCTGGGTCTCGGTCGGTTTGTATGTACTGCTCATTCGTCGTCCTCCATGTGGTCTTGGATCAACTGCATCTTCACTAGGTCAAGACATCCCAGCGCTGTAGGCAGCATCATCGTGTCATCGTATCGGTGGACAACGGCCAGCAGCTCGTCTACTAACCCCTGCGTCAGGTCTCCCATGTAGTTCACTTGATCTCCTTGACCTCTGCATCTACAGGGCTAGTTAGCTCGCCCACGAGTGTAACGGGTGACAGTGTCTGCTGGTTGCTCAGGGATATGGACTGTCCACCCCCCAAGTCGATGCTGATACTAAACCCGGGCCCAGTGTCCTTGACTTTTTCCTCCTTGGGCTCCAGACCGGCAGCCTTGATGAGGGTCTTCAGGACTTCATGCTTCTGGTTTAAGCTGGCATCGCCAGACGCCGCAGTGACGTACACCTGATCGAGCAACTCCCCGGCCATCCACGCCGCCTTGGCTTTGAACGTGACGCCGTTTTTCTCATATTCGGAGCGTTTGACCTGAACTTGCAGTTGAAACCACGGCTGGGCTGCCAACTCTTGGTACTGCTCGATAGACAGTCCGTGGCGACTAGCCACGATGAGCTCGTCTTCCAGACCCAAGGCCACCGAAGCCACCATCTCCTCACTGATTTGCGGGAAAGAGACGGTTTTTGGCTTGTACTCCAGTGGTGAGTCGTCCATGGGCATGTCATCAGCCAGCATTTGCAGTCTCCGCAGCCGCTTTTTGCGCTTTTTCCACGGCCTGAGCGTATTTTTCCATGGCAATTCGGGCCATTTCTGCCGACGAAACGCCCTTTTTTACGGCCATTTGCTTGTATTTTTCGATGAGTTCTGGGGGCAAAAACAGGTTCCAGCGCTTCATTTTTGGTCCTTTTGAGGTGTGTATACACACATTCTACCGGGATTTTTTGTGTTTTGGGAGGATTTTAGGGGTGTTATAGGCTAAAAGTATTACGTGTGTATACACACAATCCTATTTTTTGGTCATGCTGTTTGAGCGCCTCGTAAGCAGGGGCGGGCCGGGGGGTGGGGGTGGGGGGCCTGTGGGGGGTGGTCCGGTTATCAAGGTTGCCTACTGTGTAGGGACCCTGAGTTATCAAGGTTGCCTACAGTGAAGCGGTGATCGTACCGCATCGCCCCGCGATCTTTAAAAATCAACGAGTCAGTTTCATGCGCCCCGCGCTTTGTGCTTTCGCTTACATGGGTCAATCCATCGTTGGCAAGGCGTGAATAGTCACGGGCGGTCAACATGGTGCGGATTCGTGTGGGCTTCGGTCATTAAAAATTCAGTAGCGTTTTGAGAGTTTGGGTGAAGTAACTCTCCGGTATAAGTCTGCCGCATCACCTAACCCGCGATCATGCGGCATGGTGTAAACGTACCTTGGCAGGGTACGGCGGCGGGCTATTAAGTGTGCATTGATTCACAGTGCTCACCTTGTAGCTCAACACTTTTCAAAGGAATCAAAATGTCCAATCAAATTACCGTGCAAGACTTGCAGTTGTCTATCTACAACAACGCCGAAAGCGGCGGCATGGTCACAATGAACGCCAAGGGTAAATCCGGGTCGTTCGCTCGTGCTATCGCCTTCGCAAGCCGTGAGGCCCGGCAAAACTTGTCGGCAGGCATGATGCTTAAGCAACTGCAGAATGGTCAGTATCGCCCATTGGTGTCTGACATTCTGTCATGCGGTCTTATCCCCAAAGCCAACTTGGATTGGGTGTCTGCATCCATCCCTGCATCTGGCCCAATCAACCGCGATACCCTCATCGGTCTGTGCAAGCAAGTCAAAACTGTGTACGACAACAAGCGCACCAAGAACGGCGACCCCGTGGCGCTCAAGGGCGAAAAGGCTTTCGTCATGGGTTTCGTGCAGGCCATCGTTGCTGACGTTGCAGATACAACCATTGACGCCTAATTATGCGAGTCCACACAGTGCCCTTCGGGGCGCTCAATATCCCAATGCCGCCACTCGCTAAGGTCGAGGGTGTATCGAGGCTTCAAGGCGGCTTGCCGCCCATTCCTTACCGCACTGCAACCACAAGGTGGACGTCATGCACCGCCAAGTGGGGGCGTGAGCCATTCAACTGCAAGCAAATCAAGGGCGAGGTCTTGGCCGAACGCCGCGAGGCGTGAGGTGTGTATACACACCTTTTAGGCCATGACACACCATGTGTGTATACACACCTTGCAATTAGACAACTATCCAAGGGGGCTTTGCCCTTGTCTAATTAGGTTTCCCTTTAAAATCAATGGGTTAGACGTGCAATTAGACAATTAGACAATTAGACAAGATTTTAGGATGCACATGACGATGCGCGTGTTGTTCCGTGAAGGCGCGTGAAGCGCGCCACAAATATCACGACCCCTAAAAATCCTGACCCCCTCTGCCAGACTTGGATAATTCGAGTAGGGTAAACCCTAATATCCCCTCGCCAAGCCAGTATCCATGCGGGTTCCAGCCCGCCCCCTAATTATCCAAGCCCCTCAAATTTTGGATAATTGCACCCCGAACTTTTGGATAATTACCCTCAACGTGTGTATACACACCTCATGGAGATCATCATGTCCAGACAATTCTTCGTCATCCCAACCACTGAACGTGTGTATACACACATGGACGAACCCCTCGATGAACCATACGTTTTCGAGGCCACTACAGACCACAATCCACTCGACATGGATGACCCCGAGTTCTCATACCGCGAATACTTGGCCGAACGCTTTGCAAGATAACGTGTGTATACACACATGGAGAACCTCATGGAGAACCCAGCACTAACCATTCGCATCGAACTGCGCGACGTATATGGCAAGCAAACCGCATACCCTGTGTGCGCCACGGCACAGACATTCGCCGACATAGCCGGGACCAAAGTCCTAACTGACCAGACGCTCCTGCGCATAGCCGCCCTTGGCTACACCATCATCACAACCCAGCGTGAATGGAGAAAGCCATGACCCTACACACCGACAGAGGAAGCGTCCCATCCGTATGGCAGGACGATGGCTTCGGGACACTGCGGCGCATCACGTTCGCATCGCTCATCGCTCGCGTATCAGCCGGGTGGAGAGAACTGTAATGGCCGAGGAACGCAAATGCTACAAGCCCGGCGATACGTTCACACACCAGATGCTGGAGTTCGCGGCACACCATTACAACGGACATAAAGGTTGTGAGCCCTGCGTTGGAAACCTACACTTCAACGTCTGCGACATTCTGCCGAGTGGGTGCGGCAGAGATGAAGTCGTATGGAAGGCCAGAAACGAGTCGGCCAAGGTACTGCACGTACTAATCAAACTGGAAGGAACGATATGACCTACTGGAAACTCTGCCTCGCATGGTGCGTGAGCCTAGCCATCGTCCTCATGGACCTGTTGGTGTGGAGGCCGGGATGAGATGGGATGACGCATTCAAAGGTGGCCACGAATGCTACCAATGGTACGACCTGCTAGAGGGTGAAGGCACTGACACAGACGAACTGCTTGGCTACGTCAGGGAGAACTTGGTAGACCACACGTTCGTCGCACAAATCAATGACGGCCTACAACCAACAGCCAAGTTCAACAACCTCGAAGACGCCAAGGCGCACGTCGTTGCCTACTACGTAGTGCAGAAACTGGAGGGCACATGACACACAAGTTCGTGTGGGATAGCGGCATGGCGTACATACGCTGTGTCATCACACCCAAGGTACGCATCACCACAAAAGCGTGGGCTGGTTCAACCAAACCCCTATGGGTCGATGCTGTTGGATTCGTCAAGGTCAACGCTGAATGCTACGAAGGACACATCTACGGCACGGTGTCACCAGCACCCCCCAAACGATTCGCCAACCTAGGCGATGCCAAGGCATACGTAGAAGAGCAAGCGCTCATCGGTCTTACGGTAAACAGACTCAACGTGTAAGCAGCACGACAGCTTACATACGCACAATCACGTACATATTCAGGCTACCCTGACGTTCATGCGTCACGCTCAGGGGCAGGCATCCAGACGCACATCATCTTTTCTTCAACACACAAGGAAAACATCATGCGATTCAGCAACATCAAAACATCCGTGCTCTCCCAGTTCCAAGTCGATGGCGGTAACGCTGTCGTGCCGTTCATCCTCGGCGCTCCCGGTGGTGGTAAGTCGGCCTGTGCCCGTGAGATCATCAACGCACTCGATATCCCCGAGTCCAACGTGGTCGAGTTCACTGCGTCCCTGCGTGACCCTGTTGACGTGCTTGGCGTACCTGACAACACAGGCGAGTACACACGCTGGGTGCCACCGCAAGAGTTCTACAACCTGCGCCAAGGTGTCGGTCGGTCAGCACTCATTCTGGAGGAACTGTCGGACGCGCCTGTGCCCATGCAGAACGCGCTGTGCGGTGTGATCTACGACCGTCGTGCTGGCAACCTCAAGCTGTCCGATCAGTTGTTCATCATCGCAACTGGCAACCGTACCGAAGACAAGTCTGGTGCCAACCGCATCACATCCAAGCTGGCCAACCGCACACGCCGCTTCGACTTCCAAGAGAACATCGACGACTGGACCGAGTGGGCGCTCGACAACGACATTGACCCTGTGCTGATTCAGTTCCTGCGCTTCCGTCCCGGCCTGTTGTCTGACTTCGATGCCAACCGCTTCGCCAACCCTACACCTCGTGCGTGGGAGCGTGTCAACCTCATCCCCAGTACGCTCGACTCTGGCCTGTTCTTCGACAACTGCGCTGGTGAGGTCGGTGAGGGTGCCGCCGCTGAGTTCACTGGCTTCAAGCGTATCTACGAGAACCTGCCTGACGTTGACTCTATCCTGCTCGACCCAGCTGGTGCCGATGTGCCCCAAGACCCTGCAACGCTGTATGCCCTGACTGGTGCGCTGGCCCGCAAGTCCACCAAGGACAACTTCGACAGGGTAAGCCGCTATTTGAGCCGACTCTCACCGGAGTTCAACGTCATGGCTACCAAGGATGCGATCAAGCTTCAGCCGACCATCAAACACAGTCGATCTTTCGTGGAGTGGGCGTCTAAGCATGCTGAGGTGTTGATGTAACCATGTCACGGGCATACACAAACTACCGTTGGGAGCCGGTCAATGTCCGCAAGGGTGATCGGTTTCACTACAAGCGCGACGTTGTGTACTCAGACATGCCGTGGCGAACGGCTGAACCCCAAGTCATCGCCACGGTTACATACGACGACAAGTACACGTCACCCTACTGGGGCAAGTGGCATATCAACTTCGGTGCCCAGTCACCGGGGTTGTACGCACTGCGTACGCAGGATATACCCACGTTAAGTAGGAAAGACGACGCCATTGCATGGGCTACGGCCATGATACGACTGGAGGGTGCGATATGAAGATCAAGGGACTTACATGGACGACACACGACGATGGCGAGACATGGCTACTTACAGCAATCGTTGCCAGTTCAGACAAGCTGTGGGGGCGACGATTGCTGTTCGAGGTCACGTACTTAGGGCGCACGCAAGTCGCCTTCGGTGGTGGCCGCGAACGCTGGAAGGTGTACGACCGCCGCTACTGGATTGACGACCCAGAAGACATACCCGAGTTCGCCCATTCCTACGAAGCCAAAGCTTGGGTTGATTCTGTTGTGAGGCTAGAGATATGAACTCAGTTTTCAACGCCCACCTAGATTACAAGGTCAGGCAGCAGGTCAAGCGAGGTAAGAAAACAGGCCGATGGTACGTGCAGTTCTATCGACTTGCACCGCACTATGGGTTCTGGAAGGTAGGTGGAGCCAAAGGTGATTTCCAATCCCGCGAAGAAGCCGTTGCTCGGGTTAACGCTCTGAGGGTCATGTCATGAGTCTAGTATGGGAAGAGGACTACTTCTATACCAGTACGCAGACAACAGACCGGGCGGTTAGCTGGCATCTCAAAAGGATGGTACCTGCAAAAGACCCCATGGCTATGGCACCGTATAACATCATGACTGGGCCTTACTCAATAAGCCTCGCATGGGTACACCAGAGGGGCGAGCGTAAGTACCACGTGAGTTTCGTCAACAACTTTGACAGCGGCAAGACCTTCAGGTCTCTGAAAGCAGCCAAGGCGTATGCCTTGGCAATCGTTACATTGGAGCAATAACATGACAACAAGAAAGAAAGCAGTAGCAATGACTGAGGAGCCAACTGAGCTTCGCAAAGCTACGGTCAAAGAGATCGCAGACAAGCTAAAGGATGCGTTCACCGTAGTAGCCACAGAACGGGCAGATCGTACTGAGGCAGAGGCAGTTGTTGGAGAAATCATCCGTGACCTTGAGGTACAGAAGCGCGAAGTCACCATGAAACTGCTAGGCCTCGACAATCGTTGGGGTAAGTGGGAAGTCGACCACTGCAATGGGCGAACGTCTCCAGTCACGGAGTACCTTGCAAGTGAAGGGCGTGATTTGATTAAGGCTTGGGTTAACGAAGCGGTCAAAGAAGTCTTCACCACTACATACAAAGACAAGTTCATGAAAGATTGCAAATCTGCCCTCTTGAGAGACCTCAAAGACATTAGCGGCTACAAAACTCGCGAGTACATAGAATCCTCGGTATCGAGAATCCGCATGGCGCTGATGGAAGACGCAGCCAAAGAACTTCGTGCGGAACTTGGTTTACTTGATTAAGGAGCAACAACATGACACACACCAAACTTTCCGACAAGGCAGTTCTCGTCAAGCTGACACTTCGTCGTGCAGCACTCACCAAGCGGGACCATGGACTTACAGCAACCTTACAACAGCAGGAGAACGATACCAGCCTGACTGTATTGACCAAGCTGTTCAAGAACAAGGACTCAGCGATCAACCAGATCATGGCCAAGTACGGCGAGGTCTACGCCTACCACAAGAAGCACACGCTGCCTTACGTTGACGCTGGACCACGCATCCTGCCAAACGATATGTACATGGAGTACACGCAGGAGATGAAGCACCGCATCGCAGAGGTTGACAAACTGCTCGACACTTACATGCCAATGTATGACCAGCTAGTGGCTGATGACGTCATGTACCGCAACTCCGGCCATGCAGCCGGTCGTGCCAACGCATCCGAGTACCCCACTGCCGAGCAGTTCCGACTGTCCATGTCCGCCGAGCTCAGGTTCCAGCCTATGGCTGATGCCACCCACTTTTTGTTCGACCTATCAGAAGATGACTTGGCCTCGTTCAAACGTGCAGAGGAAGAAGCCGCAGCCGCAGTCAACGCTGACACCATCCAGCGCATGCTCAAGCCCATCGCCTCGCTTGTGACCAAACTCGCTGAGTACCAAGGTGCCAAGGGTGAGCGCTTCCACAACAGCCTGATCGACAACGTGATCGAGGGATGCAAGCTGGCACGCAAGCTGGCAATCAACCCAACGCAAGCACTACTCGACGAGATCACTGCACTGGAAGAAGCCGCACAGGGTTACTTGGCAGACGTTGAGATGATTAAGGGTTCAGCCAACAAGCGAGTCGAAGCCAAGCGCAAGCTGGAAGAAGTCGCCGCACGAATGGGAGCATTTGGATGAACTTCTCTGACCTTGAGTACGTGCTCATGATCGCTGTGGCTGTACTGCTGTGGCGTAACTCCGTGCTGCGCAATGCAGCTGCGCAGGAAGAACGACGGGCTAACAAGTACGCCAACTGGTTGATTGGCGTGTATGAAAAGAAAGGAAAGATCGTGCAGAAAGATGACAGCTACTACTTCGAGGAGAGTAAATGAAAGACATGAACAACAACGAACGTGGGCGTATCACCGGTATGCCCGGTACAGAGACAACAGTTACGCTGTATCCACAACGCCTGACTGCAAGGATGCGTAACAGCATCATCCGTATGATCGAGGCTAGGGCTATCACTGGCGGCTGGTCGTCGCAGGCACGCAGGCTGGCTGAGAACATAGCCGAGAAGTTCAACATTCAGTGCAGCGTAGTCAACGGATACCGAGGCATGCGTATCGTAGGCTTGTCAGAGGCAGCTGCCACGCACATCGCAGAGGTTGTGCAGGCTGACTGGACCGCGTGGTTACTTGAGAATCCCGCATACGGCAAAGGCTGGTACCGCGACCGACATGACAGCACTATGCGCAGCATCAGCAACCTCGACGACAACTTCTACTGCAACCTCCAAGACAAGGAGTCAACTCGTAAGGTTGTAGAAATCTTGGCCGAGCATACTACACAGGAGATGAAAGACAAATCCAAGCATGTAGCAGACCTACTCAGAGGCACTGAGCCAATCAACATCGTTACTTTCTAAGGAGCACATCATGGCAGTTACCAAACTCGACCGCGCCAAAGTTGCCGTAGTCACACAGCATCCGTTCTTTGCATCCATCTTGATGAAGCGCAAGCTCATCCCCGACAACACCATCCCTACTGCGGCTGTTGACCAGCGCGGTCAGATTTACTACAACGAGCAGTTCGTCGAGAAGCTGTCTGTTGACGAGCTTGTGTTCCTGCTGTGCCATGAGGTCGGCCACGTTATCGGTCAGCATGCTGCCCGTGTCGGCTCACGCAACCGCAAGAAGTGGAACATCGCTGGCGACGCATGGATTAACGACATGCTCAAGGACGCAGGCATCGGCTCCATGATCGAGGGTGGTGTCAACATGCCCGGCTCCAAGGACGAGACCGTTGACGAGATTTACAACAAGCTGCCCGACAACCCCAACGGTGGTGGCCCCGGTGGTACTGGTGATGACCTGATCGAGCGCGGCTCTCCCATGACACCCGAGGAAGCTGATCGCATCGACGCCGAGACTCGTGTGGAGATTGCCCAAGCAGCCCAAGCAGCCAAGGCTCAGGGCAAGATGCCCGGTGCTCTGGCCAAGATCGTAGCTGACCTCATCGACAGCCACACCCCATGGCACGATATTCTTGAGCGCTACATGACAGCGTTCACCCGTGGTGACTACACATGGGCACGACCCAACCGTCGCTTCGCCAACGCATACCTGCCATCGACCGGCAAGTCCCCTGAGATGGGTGAGATCGTCATCCAAGTCGACGTGTCTGGCTCTATCAGCAAGGTCGAACTCGACCACTACAACGGCCACTTACAGCGCATCGTGTCGATGTGCAATCCAACTCGCACCCACGTCTTGTATGTAGACACTGCGGTGGCTAAGCACGATGTGTTCGAGCAGGGCGAGGAGGTGGCTCTGACGTTCTACTGCGGCGGCGGCACTGATATGGAAGAGGGCTTCAACTACATCGACAAGGAAGGCATCAAGCCAGAAGTCTTTGTCTGCCTGACAGACGGCTACACCGACTTCAATACGGCCAACGCCCCGGACTATCCCGTGGTCTGGTGTATCTCTAGTGACATTGAGGCTCCATACGGCGACAATATCCACTTTACCTTGGAGTACTGAAATGGCTATGAACATCGACGAAGCAATTGACAAACTGACTGAGCAATACGACGACGTGCTACGTGCATGCTACGACGCACTTGCTGCAGACGTACCACAGGCAACCCGTGATGCACTCCGACAGTCTATCGCTGACCACCTCGAATCACCCGATACAGAAGAGTGAACGTATCCGCATAGAGCGGAGCAACACCGTTGGCGTGCAGGTAGTGCGCAACCAGCAAGGCTGGCACGTCAACGTCTCAATCAACAAGGTGCCCCATACACACTATGGGCCCTTCCAAGAACCAATAACGCTCACAGAAGCAATGGTCTACGTCTCAACACTAATCAAACTCGAAGAAGGAATTTGACATGGCAACCGTATACATCACCAAAGAACTTATCACTCGTGTGCAGTCAGTCATCGAAAAGATGCGCATGGCCGAGCGAGCCAGCGACTTACCCAACATCGACAAGAACTGCAGCGTTGACGCTAGCCAGCTGTACAACATCGGATGCTGGGGTGCTGAGCACGTACACCTCAAAGACATTATCCCAAAGAACTGGATGCAGGAAATAACAGAAGCAAATGTGTCTGTACGTGGCACACTGGAAGACGGCAGCGAAATCAAGACTAGCATTCGGTTTACTGGCATGACTATGGCGTACCAGCGACCAGCGACAGACTACTGGAACAGATCGACCTCCGAGTTGACGCTTGACCAGCTGCGTGCCTTGCCAGAAGATATGCCCGGTCGCGCCGAGTTACTCCAGCGATGGGACGATGCTGTACTGGAGTTCGCACTCATCGCACGATGGAAGAAAGTCAGCGACGATATCTCTAATTTCCTCAAGAAGTGTAAGTCACTTAACGAAGCAGTCAAGTTGTTCCCCGGCGTGCGTATGTATATCGACCGGGTAGACGTTGAGCGCCTTGACCGTAAGATCGAGCGCCAGTCACAGCGCAAGCAGATCGTTGAGAGCGTTGACACTGAGGGACTTACAGCAGCGGCCATTGCAGCTAAGCTCGCTCAGGCATCATGAACAACCACCAGCTAGAAGCCAGAGCTGCCAAGGCTAAAGTTGACAGTCTGAACAAGCACATCGAGGTCTTGCAAGAGCACATCGCCAACCTGCAAAAGACAGTCCGAGCGACCAATGAGCTTGTAGATAGTCTGCGCGGTGCCAAGCAGCAGCTTGAGCTGTTCGTGGCTTTCGCCAACAAGTACTACCCCGGCAGCATCGAGCAGTTCAAAGCAATCAAAGCACTTGAAGGGAGAGTGGAATGAGCCTATCAGCCCAGATATCAGAGATGGAAGATGAGCTACAACATTACCAGAGTGAGAACGGTGAACTACGTTCTGAAATAAACAAGCTTGAAGATCGGATTGAAGGCCTTGAGTATGACTGTGAGTACATGGGCAAGTTCATCCAGTACATCGACAAGACCAACCCCGAGCTGCGCGTGGCGTACGAAGCGGCGCAAAAACTTGAAGGAGAGAGGACATGACAGACAAGATCACATACCCATCCATTCCTGTCGGCCACCCCGACTACAAGTGGACCTCTGGCGCTGATGTGCAAGCCACATGGCGACGCTTCGGCTGGACACCACCGTTCGGCAACAAGTACGAACCCATCCCACCCAAGGAGCCAGAAGTCGTGCAAGCTACACGTAAGTACTGGAGAGTCAAATGACGTGGCCGTTCCCATCACAGCCACTACCCAACAAACCCGGAGAGCCTAAGTTCAACCCGGACAACTACGAGGACGCACCGTTATGACACCCCTCGAAAGATTCAACAACCTGCCAGCAAGAGTACGCGACGAGATACTGGACAAGCATCGCAACTGGAACGTAGAACACCTTGACTGGTGGGATGGTGTGTACGAACAGTTCGGCGAAGACATGGAGAAGCTCGGTATCGAGGTAGACAAGATGTACTTCAGCGGCTTCTGGTCGCAGGGTGACGGTGCATGCTTCGAGGGACGTGTGCGCGAGTGGCCTCTGTTCTTGGAGTCGCTTGGGTATACGGAAGCAGCACTCATAGATCATGCAGATGCGCAGTTTCAACTGTATGTCCACCACAGCGGGCACTACTACCACGAGAACTGCACCATGTTCGAGACAGACCTGCCACTACCTGAGCATGACGAAGACCAAGACTTCATTGACGGCTACTGCCCACACGAACCAGAGTCACTGCATGAAGCTGCGTGGATGGCTCTCATCAATGGCTACAGCCACGACTCTCTGGAGCAAGAGTTTATCGAAGCGTTCAAGAACCACATGCGCGAGCTTTACAACAGATTGGAGGCCGAGTACGACCATCTCACATCTGACGAATCTGTACTGGAATCCCTTGACACCAACGACATGTTGGAAGACTTAATCAACGATCACATGGAGTGCGAAGATGCCTGACTTGAAATCTGAATTGAAGAAACTCGAAGCCTTGAAGTTTGACGACGAGGGTACAACACAACCGGAAGTTATCACACAAGAAGCACCTGCACATGAGGGCGTATCCGAGACGATGTTCCGTGTCATCAAGGACAATCCCGGATGCAACCGAGCAAGGATCATGACATTGGCAGAAAACGCTGGTGTAGCGCGTTCGTCGTCTTCGTCGCTGCTCGGCCAGTTTGTCAAACGTGGACTGCTACGAACTGAGGAATCTCCAGCAGGTCTCATATACTTTGCTGTGGCTCAGGCGTACAAGCCTGGTTATGTAAAGCAAAAGAAGAGAACTACCAAGCCATTGCATACGGCAGACGCTACCATCAAACCTGTAGCGGCAATCCAAAAGCAAGATGCTAGCGTGCAAGACCTGCTGGATAGTATGTCCATCACCACTGCCAGAGCGCTGTATGACGAGCTTCGCAAAATCTTTTGGGGTTCTACGTGAGTAAGCCACAAAAAGTAACACACCCAAACTCAATGCGCGAGTCTCAAGAGACGTTGGTGGCTCGAGCCCATAAGCTCAAGACCTGCGAAAAATGCGGCAACGACTCAGAGCCCTTGGGCGGCATAGAGATGCGTGGCAAGTGGATGTGCCACAAGTGCTGGACCAGATACGCCAACAGAAAGTAATCAATGCGCAAGCGTAGTAGTTATAGACCAAAGCATGTCTTGGTAAACCCCGTTGGCTATGTGCTGGAGAGCTTGTCTCCTGTTGCTAGTCACACAGCGTTCATGTTGGACTTGAAGATCAAGAACCATGCGGCTCTTGAGGACATGACCAAAGGTCGCGCCACTGTGGCTGAGGTCGATACGCTGATAGCTATGGCCAACATAACTGAGGCGTTTGCTCGGCTCGGGTTTGGGTCTGGTTACAGCGACATAGTACGCGACGGACTTGATGCGTTGCGGTCTGTTGGTGCTCGTGGTGCACCAACCAGTAGGTTCATCCTAAAGGCCAATGAGATGTACGCCCTCAACCAGTTGATGGAGTTGCACGACGCTCAGCTTGAAGCTGTCACACTAAAAGACATGGACAAAGCTATTGCCCTCGTTCGAGAAGAACACCGGCTGAAGAAAACTAACCGCATACTGGAGAAGAACGCATGAACAAAGAAGCAATGAAGCTGGTGCTGGAGGCCGCATATCTGGCTGGATGGAACGCAAGCGGAGAAGGCTATAACTCCGAATACCCATTTGGCGACCATGCCAGAAATCCAGAAGAAGATGCTGCTTGGATAAAAGACCGTGATAACGCCCTGCGAAAAGCACTGGCAGAGCAGCCAGCTATTAAGCAGGACTTAACACCTGAGCAGCCAGCACAGCCGCAGCAGGAGCCGGTGGCGGATGAAGTTAGGTGTCCCGAGTGTGGATATCTTACAAAACACACTGAGCACATTGGATGTCTGCGAAAGCAACTCAACGCCATCAATGCTTTTGAGCAACGCAACTTTGCAATTGTGAATATGGACAAATTTCCACCAGCACAGCAGATCAACCAAGAGACGCGCATCAAGAACGGTCTGAAGTATTCACCCAACTACGTGGCTGGGTACAACGACGGCTTGAAGGCGGCACTGGCAGAGCAGCCAGCACAGCAGGAGCCGGGCCGGAATCATTGGGAAGACGGTGATGTATTTGAGCGCATCGGTGCAATGAAAAAGCAGCCAGCACAGCCGCAGCAGGAGCCAGTGGCGTGGCTTATTGCGTATGAGGTGTGTTGCGGCCGAAAAAACAGGGGATCAAGTCTGAAAAAGTTTGACGAGGTTTGGGCCAAGTGCAGCTTTGTGTCTGAAGACAAAGATGCCGAAATCAATGCATCTAAATGGCGCAACAGAAAAGAAACAGCCCTCTACACATCCCCACCAGCACAGCAGCAGGAGCCGCAACCGCCATACGAGTTTGAACGGTATGTGGCTGGAAGCCTGCGGGCGCAAGGCGTAAGGGTGGAACGAGCGACAACTCTGGCAGACGCCATGAGGATTGCCGCCAAAATTTGCCCTCCAGCAAACCCGCCATCAGCGCCTACGGTGCTGGTCTACACATCCCCACCAGCACAGCGCAAGCCGCTTACGGCTGAGCAGCGATTAACGCTGTTTATTGAGCTAAATAAGCCTTGCGTGCAAGTCAGTGGGCCAAGTGAAATGTTTGACATCATCGTCCGAGCCATCGAAGCCGCCCATCAGATTGGAGTAAAGAAATGAAGTTTCACCCATTGCCGCCAGTTGATTTGTTGCGAGAATTGTTGACCTATTGCCCTGAAACTGGCGTTTTTCGCTGGAAGAAAACTCTCAGCAATCGCGCAAAAGCAGGCAGTCAAGCCGGTGCGCCAAACGGAAAGTGTTACGTTGAAATCAAGATCGACAAGAAGGTTTATAAGGCTCATCGCCTTGCATGGCTGTATGTCTATGAGCAAGACCCCGAACAATTTGAAATTGACCACAAGGACTTGAACAAAGGCAACAACAGCATTTGCAATTTGAGACTTGTCACCCGTAAACAGAACAACGAGAACATCCCGAAACCAAGAAACAACACATCAGGCGTTCGAGGGGTGAGTTACCAAAAGAAAGACAACAAGTGGACTGCCTACATTTACCACAACAAGAAACGGGTTCATCTGGGCAGCTTCAAAGACTTGTCGCTTGCTGCGATCGCAAGGAGAAACGCAGAGGCTCAGATGTTCACGCACTCCGGCATCAAGGAGAACACATGAATTGGCAACGCATCATTTGCTGGATTCTCATGCCAGCCAAACAAACCACCGACCCCAACTGCCCTCACTGCCGAGGCTTGGGTTATGACGCAAGCGGGTATGCATGTACCTGCGTGAAGGAGAAAAAATGAACATCGTGCAGATGGTCACTGTATTCAAAGCCCTGATGCGAGGGCCAGCCAGTCGACTTGATCTGGCAGCGAGGACCGACGTGCCGCCCAAGACTGTGGGCAAGCTACTAACCGAACTCAAGCGGCAGAAGATGATCTACGTTGTCGGATACTCCAACGAAGTCGATGGGCGCAACAGAGTTAAGCTGTATACCTTCGGTGAAGGCGAAGACGCGCAGCCTAAGAGCACGCAGTCACAGGAAGACCGCAGCCGCAAAAGCTATGTGAAGAAGCTGGCCGCGCAGAGGCAGGCAAACATCAAGACAACATTTGTTGGTGGGAAAGGACTATGGCAATGACCAACATAAAGATGACCAGCGACCAGTTCGCAGTGGTAGACGTCAACAACAAGTGGCTGGATGCTAAGAAGTATTCGCCGCCAAGAGGAGCAAAGATGCTGATGATTGATAGAAAGTTGGGCGTCGCTGTCCTTGGTGTGTGGCGCGACGCTGACCGCTGGACACATTGGTGCCCACTGCCAACATTTGAGCGAGAAGAGTAATGCCACGTAGATACGCATCACATGAAATTCGTGCAGCACTGCGAGCCAGACCTGATGGCATGACGCTCAACGAACTAGTCGCTCTGTTCCCAGACAGAGCACGGTACAACATACGCAAGTCCCTGCAGAACCTGCCTGACGCATACATCGACCGTTGGGAGTCAGCCCCAAGTAAGGCTTACAAGGCAGTATGGTGCGTGGTTATCCCACCGGAGGATTGCCCACATCCAACCAAAGGAAAAACAAGATGAACCCAGACTGGACTACAGAGGAAGAAGAGATCATGCAGCAAATGCTCAGACAAACAACAAATGGTATCAGCGCCGACGACATACAAGCAGGCGGCTCGCACTACAAGGACATGAGCGTACAGCCATGGACCGTGATGGAAGCACTGCTTACAAGAGATGAGTTTATTGGCTATCTCAAGGGCAACCTCATCAAGTACGGCATGCGCCAAGGCAAGAAAGATTCACCAGACGCAGAGAAGTGGCACCACTACAACATGAAGCTCAAAGAAATAAGGGGGTACTGATATGTTCGGAAACTTAATGCACGCCCTTATAGGTCAGAGCCCACTACAAAACGCTGCCAACGGAGGATTTCCTAGTGCTATCGCCAACCACACTACAACCCAACTCAGCGCAATGCTGGGCCAAGATCGCCAAGCCCGTAGAGCCATAAGTAAAAAAATCTTCCATGGCAACATTGAAGTCAACCAAGTGGCCAACGGCTACGTAGTCAACATCGCAACACGCGAGGGCTACGAGTACGAGACGCACATCGCGCACACCATCACTGAAGTCAACGAAATCATTGCTGCCGCAATGGTCGCATTCCAACTGGAGAAATAATGAGCGTAGATCAAATTGAACTGTGGCACAAGCGTGCCAGACCAAAACCAACAGGGGAGGACTTTAGTGTCCAGCTGGGTTGTCACTTTGAGGAGATCGTTGAGATGATCGACACGTTGGACTTCAGCTCTGATGGTGTGGAGTACGAGGTTCGCTCGACCCGAGTAGCCCTCAACGCATTGGCACGTATGCTCAAGAGCGGCGAGCTGTCTGCAAGCATTAACGACCGCAAGGAATTCCTCGACTCCATTGGCGATCAGGTTGTCACTGGTGTTGGCTGTGGGCACTGCGCTGCTATGAAGACTACACAGGCCGTCGCTGCAGTCAACAGCAGCAACTGGAGCAAGTTTGACAAGAACGGCCAGCCCATCTTCAACGAGCACGGCAAGATCGCCAAGGGTCCAGACTACACGCCACCCAACCTTGAAGGGATGTACTGATGACACCCGTATATCTGGACTTTGAAAGTTTCTGGTCTACGACCCACACACTGAGCCGCATGTCTCCAACCGAGTACGTGCAGCACCCCGACACTGAAATCATTTCGGTGGCTATTCGTGAAGGCAACGAGCACACCTACGTGCTGTTCGGTGAGGAAAAGATCAGGCGTCACCTACAAGACATGGACTGGAGCGACAAGATGGCAGTCGGCCACAACATGTCAGGCTTCGATGCGATGATTCTGGCGTGGCGCTTTGGCATCAACCCAAAGATGTACGGCTGCACTGCTGCCATGGCAAGGTCCAAATACTCCAAGACTGGCACGTCTGTAGGCGGTAAATTCCTGACAGGGGTGTCACTCAAGAAGCTGGCGGCTGAGTTGAATATCGGTGCCAAGCTGGACCTCGAAGCAACCAACACAAAGGGCAAGCACCTGTGTGACTTCAGCCCTGATGAGCTAGCTCAGATGGAAGAGTACAACAAGGTGGACACCGACCTGTGCGCTGAGTTGTTTTATAAGCTGGCCAAGGGTTTCCCCAAGGCAGAGTTGCTGCAGATCGACATGACTACACGTATGTTGGTTGAGCCAAAGTTCGAGCTTGACTACGGCATGGTGAACAAGGCGCTGGAGGATGTGAAAGCTGAGAAGGCCAAGTCCCTCAACGACCTGTACGACTTGCTATTTACGCAAGCCGAGTCAGTGGCCCGTAAGCTTGAAGGCGACCCCACCGACCCTGAAGAGTATGTCCGCATGACCATGGCAAGCGCTGCCAAGTTCGGTGAACTGCTCAAGACTCGTGGCGTGGAAGTTCCCATGAAGCAGTCGCCCACCAACCCGGCCAAGATGACACCCGCACTGGCCAAGACTGACGATGCGTTCATCGCACTGCAAGACCACGAAGACACTATCGTTGCTGCAGCTGCCCGTGTACGCCTTGAGGTCAAGTCCACACTGCTGGAGACTAGGCTCCAAGCGTTCATCAAGGCCGCTGACGCATGTGGCGGTCGCATCCCCGTGCCTCTCAAGTACGCTGGCGCTGACACCACTGGCCGCTGGTCCGGTGAGCAGTACAACATGCAGAACCTGCCGCGCATCAACCCCAAGAGTCCCAAGCCGTCCGACGCGCTGCGTAACTCACTGCGGGCCCCCAAGGGGCATAAGGTAGTCGTAGCTGACTTGTCCGGTATTGAATTGCGGGTCAACCACTTCCTGTGGAAGGTCAAGCAGTCCATGGACCTGTACAACAACGACGTTGAGGCTGACCTGTACAAATCGTTTGCTGCTGCACGCTACGGCATCGACGAGAGCGAGGTTACTAAAGATCAACGGCAGCTGGCCAAGATCGCGCAGTTGGGTCTGGGCTTCGGCGCTGGCGCTCCTACGTTCCGCAAGGTAGCCAAGCTGATGGGCGGTCTGGACTTGTCAGAAGCTGAGTCCCTCGAAGTTGTAACAGCGTGGCGTGACACGTACCACGACATTGTCAAAGGGTGGAAGTCTTTTCAGAACAGCCTGCCCAACATCGCTCAAGGCATCGAGACAGCCATCGACCCGTGGGGTATGTGCGTGACAGAAAAGAACGCCGTGCGCCTGCCGTCCGGTCGCAAGATTTACTACCCCGGCCTGACCAAACAGTCCGAAAACGGCAAGACCGAATGGTGGTATGGCAGTGGCCGATCCCGCGCTCGTATCTACGCTGGAAAAGGCGTTGAGAACTTGGTGCAAGCTCTTGCCCGTGACGTGATTGCGGAGCATGCCCTGACTATGTTCAAGCGCACTGGATACCGCCCATCGCTGGCGGTTCATGACGAGTTGGTCTACATCGTTCCAGCTACCGTGGCTCAAGATGTGCTCGATGAATTGCAGGGCATCATGCGCAAAGGTGTGTCGTGGTGGCCAGAGCTAATCACGTGGTCGGAGGGCGACTTGGGTGACACGTACGGCGAAGTGAAATAATCGTTGACACCACTCATCAAGCTGCTACCATAGAGCTTCGGAACACAAAGCCCCAACCGTCAAATGACGCATTGGGGCGACACCGCATTGGAACAACATGACAAACCCAGCATGGACGTATAGCCAACTTGATACGTTCGAGACCTGCCCAAGAAAGTTCTACCACCTCAAGGTCAAGCGCGACATTGTCGAGCCACCTACGGTACACACTGAATGGGGTACAAGGGTACACACTGCCTTTGAGGACTTCATCAAAGACGGCGTCATGCTGCCTGAAGGCATGGACCAGTGGCAGAAGCTGGCGTTTAAGCTGGCTGCCCTGCCGGGTAAGAAGCTGTGCGAAATGGAATACGCCCTCGACCGCAACTTCCAGCCAACAGCATGGAAGGGCGCATGGACTCGCGGCATCGCTGACTTGGTTGTCATCCACGGCAAGAACGCTGTGGTCGCAGACTACAAGACCGGCAAGCGTAAGCCCACAGAGCAGCTAGACCTGTACGCCAACTACGTGTTTGCCCACCACCCGGAAGTAGAGAAGGTGACAACCGGCTTCATCTGGCTTAAGGAAAAGAAGATTGACTGGAAGCCAGTGGAGCGCAAGGAAGTCCCCATCATCTGGCAGGGGTTCGTACCTCGTGTGGCCAAGCTGGAATCTGCATACGAGCGTGACAAGTGGCCAGCCAAAACGTCAGGGCTGTGTAAGGCGTGGTGCCCAGTATTGAGCTGTGAATTCAACGGGAGGAAGAATGGCTAGTACCCCAGAAGGCAAGGTCAAAGAGGCCTGCAAGAAATACCTCAAGTCCATCGGCGCATGGTTCTTCATGCCTGTGTCCAATGGCATGGGACAAGTCGGTATCCCCGACATCATCTGCTGCTACCGTGGGCTGTTCGTGGCCATTGAGACCAAAGCTCCGGGCAAGCGTAACCAGACTACAGCCAACCAAGATCGAGTCATCGAGGCCATACAAAAAGCTGAAGGATTTGCTTGGGTAGTGGACAATCCTGATGATCTGAAAACCCTGTTCAATTCAATTGACATCTACTTCAAACTGGAGGGACCAAATGCCGAAGTCAACACCCCGCAAACTTGAATACCAAAAAGCCTACAACGCTCGCCCTGAAGAAGTGGCCAAGCGTGTGAAGAACAACGCTGCACGGCGCGAAGCCATCAAAGACGGCAAGGCTAAAGTCGGTGATGGTAAGGACGTAGCCCACAAGAAGTCGCTGGAGAACGGCGGCGGCAACCACAAGTCCAACGTGACTGTGCAGGAACGTGCAACTAACCGTGGATGGAGAAAAGGCAGTGGCTCTTACAACCCAGACAAGTGAGGAACGTGGCAACTGGAGTCGCCCACACCCGATGACTCGGGCCCTGCCACTACCGTGGTTCGGTCGTACGGTTCCAGACGGCGTCACCGCCATCTCGATGATGCGCGACTACACCAATGACCAGCTCACGGTTCGCTGGCGCATCAAGGGCGACCCCGAGATACACGAGATGCCATTCAATCAATCCGACGAAGGAGTCATGGCCGCACTGGCTGCAATGAAACTCACATGCTGATTCACAAAGAAAAAAAGGCGGTCGTACTCAAACTTCGCAATCCGACACGAGTAACGACTGTAATACCAACCTCAGTGTTGGTCGAGCACAAAGGCGCGACACTGGTAGCAGTGCCACACAGACCTGATGAAACTCGGGTGCTGCGTAACTTGGGCTTCGAGGTTCCTGACCCCATGCCCATGCACTATGACTGGCCCAAGGTCAGTGGTAGGCACAGTCCGTTCTCCGCTCAACTGGAGACGGCATCGTTTCTGTCCATGAACAGCCGTGCGTTCTGCCTTAACGGCATGGGCACTGGCAAAACCAACAGCGCACTGTGGGCGTATGACTATCTGCGTCGTACCAAGACAGTCAAGAAGATGCTCGTTGTATGTCCGCTGTCCACCATGGAGCGCACGTGGGCTGACTCTGTGTTCCAGACGTTCCCGCACCTAGACTGCGTGGTGCTGCACGGCTCCCGGGACAGGCGCAATAAGCTGCTCAAGCAGGACGTCCACGTGTACGTCATCAACATCGACGGGCTGGCCACCATCAAAGACGAACTGGCCAAGCGCCCTGACATTGACTTGGTCGTGATAGACGAGCTTGCGCTGGCACGTAACTCTGGAACGGACCGCTGGAAGATTCTGAACACCATATGCAACAAACAGTCGCCGCGCCGAGTGTGGGGTATGACAGGCTCACCAACGCCAAACGCTCCGACCGACGCATGGGCTCAATGTAAGCTGGTGACACCAGACAACTCCGCAGTGCCCAAGTATTTCAGTGCGTTCCGTGACCGCGTTATGCGGCAGATCACACCGTTCAAGTGGGCAGCTAGGCAGGACGCCAACGACGCCGTGTACCAGATGATGCAGCCAGCTATCCGGTTCTCACTGGATGACTGCGTGGACTTGCCAGAGCAGACGTTCATCACCCGCGAGGTGGCCCTCACCAAGGAGCAGGACAAGGCCTACAAGGACATGATGAACAAGCTGGCTACCGAATACTCCGGTGGGCAGATTCTGGCGGTTAACGAGGCTGTGAAGGCCAACAAGTTGATTCAGATCGCATGTGGTGTCGCATACGGGACAGATGGCGAAGAGGTTGTCATCCCATCCAAGCCACGCATGGACGTGCTCAAGGAAATCATCGAAGAGTCCGAAGGCAAAGTCATCGTGTTTGTGCCACTGACTGGCGCACTGGAAAGTGTGGCGTCAGAACTGCGTAAGGACTGGACGGTAGAAACGGTGCATGGCGGAACTAGCAAATCCGAGCGCGACCGAATTTTTGGTGAGTTTCAACGAGGCCTAGACCCTCGTGTGTTGGTGGCTAACGCATCGACCATGAGCCATGGGCTGACGCTGACTGCAGCTACTACCATCGTGTGGTACGCACCAGTTCACTCGAATGAGACCTACGAACAGGCTTGTGCTCGCGTAAGGCGACCGGGCCAGACAAGAACCACAGTGATCGTTCACATTGCAGGTACGGATGTTGAGCGGCGTGTGTATAAGAGACTGCAAGACAAACAGTCTATGCAGGGTGTGTTACTCGACATGATGAAAGAGCGGATAGACCAATGAAATTATCAGAAGCCGTCACGCTGTACATACAGCTCCGTGACAAGAAAGCGCAGATGAAGTCAGAGTTTGAAGCCTCAGTTGCCCCCATCACTGACAAGATGGAAAAGCTCGAAGCCAAGCTACTGGACGTGTTCAACAAGACCGGCATGGACTCAGTACGGACTGAGCATGGTACGGCTTACACCGCTGTGCGTACAACCGCCAGCGTTGCAGATCGTGAAGCCTTCATGGAATTCGTGAAGGCCAACGAAGAGTGGAGCTTGCTTGAGGTGCGTGCATCAAAGACCGCCATTGAGCAGTTCCGCGACTCCAACGACAACGAACTACCACCGGGCGTAAATATGCGCTCAGAGCGCGTTGTCAATATCCGCCGTTCGGCTTAAACTCCTCCCCCCTTCACAGAGAAAATCATGAACATCATTCCATTCGACTCCGGCAGCAACCTGCCTTCCTTCCTCAAAAAAGTTGACGTTGCTGCGCTCAACGCCGACCTGACCGCTCACGCTGGTGGCGGCTTCCCTGTCATTTCCATCAAGGGCAAAGTCTTTGCCGTGGTGCGGGATGGTGAGCGCGAAATCCAGATGAACCCCAAAGACCCTGACAGCGCTGCTACGAGCCTGAACGTGGTGTTGCTAAAAGCCAACAAGGGCACCAGCAAGGTGTTCTACATCAAGGGCTACGACAAGGATTCCAGCGAAGGCCAGAAGCCTGACTGCTACTCCAATGATGGTGTTGAGCCAGCTGCGGACGCTCAGAACAAGCAAGCCAAGAAGTGCGCTACCTGCCCACACAACCAGTGGGGTTCGCGTATCTCCGAGAAGGGTGCTACCAAGGGCAAGGCTTGCGCAGACGCCGTTCGTATGGCTGTGGCTCCTGCCGGTCAGATCAATGACGCCATGCTGCTGCGTGTGCCTCCAGCTTCCATCAAGGCTCTGGGCGAGTACGGTCAGATGTTGGCCAAGCGCGGCGTTGGCTACAACATGGTCGTGACCAAGGTTGGCTTCGACTTGCAGGCTGAGTCTCCCAAGCTGACGTTCTCCGCTGTTGGTCTGCTCGATGACGAGGGCTTTGCTGAAGTCCAAGAGATCGCTGCGTCTGACGTGGTGTCCAACATCCTCGGCGCGTCTGTGGTTGCTGGCATTGCTGCTGATGCCCCCACTGTTGAGGAAGCTGAGGAAGAATCCCCAGCTCCTGTGGTCAAGCCCAAAGCCAAACCCGTGGTTGAGGAAGCCGCCGAAGAAGAGGAAGCTCCTAAGCCTGTGGCCAAGCCCAAAGCTGCTGCAAAGCCAGCTCCTAAGCCAGCTCCAGTTGAAGACGACATGGACCTCGACCTCGACGGTATCAGCTTCGACGACTAAGCAACTTGTGAGGCCAGTGACGTATCTTTTTTGATGCGGCTGAAGTACACTGGCCTCACTCTTTCGAGCCCGCTAGCGGGCTTTTTCGCTTTCTGGAGTGGCTATGAGTTGCAGAAAAACAACAGCGGGTGAAGTATGAACACCCTTGAGTTCCTCAAAACAATACTGCCGGAGTTCGGCATCCATTACCTAGCCCTGTTCAAAGAGGGCTACAAATTTCCAGCTCACAAGGTCTACACTGATCTTGAGACAATGGCCGAAGCCATTGAGGGTATGGCTGACAGCAAACAGCTGTCGGTGTACCACGCCTGCGCGTCCTACCAAAAAGCCGTCATCGAGTTGGACGAGCTGGACGTCAAGGGCAACCCCAAGCGCAAGTACCGCATCCCGGAGAACTGGGACAAGGCCAAGGCGTTCTGGGTGGACGTTGACTGCGGCCAAGACAAGTTCGACAAGGGGCAGGGCTACCTGACCAAGAAAGACGCTTGTGTGGCCATGGCCAAGTTCGCCAAGGACGTTGGTATCCCACGCCCCATGCTGGTTGATTCCGGCAATGGCGTCCACGCATACTGGCCCCTAACCCATGAGATCGGCCACGAGTTGTGGCGCAAAGTGGCAACGGTCCTCAAGGCTACGCTGGCCCATGCCAAAGTCATTGCTGACCCAACCCGTACGGCTGACTTCAGCTCCATCCTGCGCCCAGTGGGCTCGACCAACCGCAAGAACGGTGACGCCAAGGCAGTCAAGGTGCTGGCCACCTGCGAGGCAATGGACCCCAAAGAATTCGCCGTGACGCTGTTCGCCTACGCCAAAGAGCATGGTGTCAAGCCGATCAAAGAGACCCCCAAAAAACAGTATCAGCCGACTGACCTTAATTCTGACCTGACTGCTCACCTGACGCAGTACCCAGATGTGCCGGTAGATGCCGACGTCATGGCCAGCAAGTGCCAACAAGTCGGTGCTATGCGCGATACCATGGGTGACGTGGAGTACGAAGTCTGGCGGCGCGTCATCGGACTGCTGACATTCTGTGAGGGTGGGCGTGAGCTGGCTCAGACATGGACTTCCAAGCGCGAAGCGACTGGTCATGACAGCCTCGACTGGGACATCAAGTACGACTCGTGGAACGCTGGGCCCACCACCTGCGAGTCTTTCCAAGGCTGCAACCCTGACGGCTGCAACGGCTGCGCGTTCAAAGGCAAGATCAAGACTCCGCTGATGCTAGGTAGGGTAATCCCTGAGCCTGAACCAGTTGTCGAAGAGACTGTTACAGAAGACGGTGTTGAGGAGCAAGCGACCATTCCGCCGCTCCCTCGTGGCTACCAGTGGGACGCAGGTCTGTTGAGCCGCCTCATACCCGACAAAGAGGGCGTGCTGCAGGTGTTCCCGTTCTGTGAGAACCTGTTCTACCCAACAACCCGCATCCGTGGTGAAGATGGCACGTTCCGTTATGGCATCCGTCTGCACCTACCTGACAAGCGCATACGCGACTTCGAGATTTCGGGTGAGTCCGTGGCGTCACCAACGGATTTGTTGAGGGCTATGGCCCGATATGAACTGACCAAGAGCAACCATAAAAACGCTGGAGAGCATATGGCGGCATACCTGCTGGACCAGCTGCAGTCCTTAAAGCGCAGCATCACCGAGACCAATACCATGACGGCCTTTGGCTGGAAGGATGACCACAAGTCGTTCCTGATCGGCGAAACCCTGTACCTGCAAGACGGCAGTGAGCGCAAAGTACTGGTCGGCGGCAACGCCAAGGAGCGTGCCGCTACGTTCAAGAACAGCCGTGGCAGCTTGGAAGGCTACGCCGAAGCCCTGAACTTCATGTACAACCGCCCCGAGGCTGTCCACTGGCAATACGCCATCTGTGCTGGCTGGGGTTCACTGGTGTCGCACCACTGCGAAGACCTGTACAAAGGGCTGATTCTGGCCCTGCAAGGCGGCAAGTCCGGTCGAGGCAAGACCACTGCGTGCCACGCTGCGCTGGCTGCGTTCGGCAACCCCGAGAAGATGACCCTGAACTCCAAGGAAGGCTTCACCACCAACGCTCTGTGGGCTACGCTGGGTGTGTACAACAACATCCCTGTGCTGGCTGATGAGCTGACCAACATGGAAGCTGGCGTGTTCAGTGACGTGGCCTACGGCGTATCCAACGGCCAAGACAAGGTCCGACTGACTTCCAAAGGTGGCGGTGTGGTTTTCGCCAAGTCGTCCGAGTGGCGGCTCAACGTCTACGTTACCGGCAACCGGGACTTCTACGGCCTGCTAGCTGCCAACCAAGCCAACTCACAGGCTGAAGCCGTGCGTCTGATTCAGCTGAACGTGGACCGCTACGACTCACTGATGCTGGTGAACCGGGCCGACTACCCAGAGACCGAGGAAGGCGAAGACGCTTGGAGGTCAGCTTCCGCCATGGTGGCTGCCGAGAACATCAAGAAGATGACCGCCAACTCTGGCCATGCAGGTGCTGCCATGGTCAAGTACATTCTGGCCAACGAAGCCGAGGTGTACCGCGACATGCAGACCATGCTGGGCAAGTTCACTGAGGTATTGTCCAACCCCAAGTTCCGCTTCTACCGGGCGCACAGCGCCTGCACCATTGTGATCGCCAAGATTGCCAAGAAGCTGGGCATCGTTCAGTTTGATATCCGTGAGCTGTACAAGTTCACCGTTAACCTGTTGCGCGAACTGGCCGAGTCTGTCAACGAGAACAACACCGTGTCTTCCGAGGACGGTTTCCAGCGCATGGTCGGCATGCTGAGCCAGCGCATCATCGTAACCACCGAGTGCCGTGACAGCCGTGACGGTCGTGGGCCCGAGACACCGCGCAACCGAGTCAATGGTCCTATCGCTGGTCGGTATATCCTTGGCACAGTCAACAACAAAGAGCTGGCCGGTCGATTGATTTTGTCGCAGAAGGAAGTGCGCGACTGGTGCATGGCCAACCGCATGGACTACCACTCGATGGTGGCCAGTCTGAAAGACGATGGTGCCTTGATATCCCAAGGCGAGAAGTTCGTAATCACCCGTGGCACAGACTGCACGTCACAGCAAACACGCTGCATCGTGGTTGATACCCGGCGTTTGAACGCTGAATCGACAACCCCTGTGTTGTCCTTGGTCAGCAACCAGTTTGACGGTGACGCTGCCAACGAGGTATGATTCCCCCGCTGATTGTCATGTCAGCTCCTTTGTGTTGAGGAACTTCACCCCCGAGTCGAAAGGCCCGGGGGTTTTTTTGTCACTTCATTTTCGAGGTGGACTTCTTACCCTCATACTTCTTCTCCATGGCGGCGTAGGCTTTTTTGCCACCGGCCATCTTCTTTTCCATGGCTTCCATCTTTGCAGATTCGCCTTTTCCGAACGGGTTGGCTTTGGCTTTGTTTGTGGCGGTACGCTGACCGCGCATTGGCATTGCTTTCATTGGATTCTCCAGTTAGGTTAACGGTACTTCGCGGTTTTCGCAGCGATCTTTTTGGGTTGCGCTACAAACTGTTTGCCTGCAGCTTTGCCAGCGCGTTTGGCTCGCGTCGTGGCTGCGTACTCTGCAGGGCTTAGGCTCTTGATGGCAGCAGCAGGCAAGTACCGCTCACCAGTGTCAGATGATCGCTTACCGCTTTTGGTCGTCCACTTCTGGTCCGTCCAGTCTTTGAGGGACTTCTGCGGGGCTTTCATTTCTTCGCTTTCTTTGGCGGCGTGTGAGTCAGCACCTGACTCTTGGCCGTGTGCTTTGCGCCGGTCATCAAGACACCACCCTCTTTGTGCATGGGGCCGGTGTAGACCTTGCCGCTCGGCAGGTAGTGCGTTGCAGTCTTACTCATGATTTGTAACCCCCGCCAGCGGCCTTGTATTTCTTGGCCACGAGCTGTGCTTTGCGGGCGCTCCACTGGCCTGCGGCAGTGCCTTGTGTAGCAGCAGCTTTGACCTGAGACACGATCCGCTTGCGCAGTTCGGGCTTGGTATAGTTGCCAGCGGCGTTCACCGTGGACTTAGCCTTGGTAGCCATTACCACTTTACCTTGTCAGCCCAATAGGCTGCAGACATCTTGCCCTTGGCAATGTTGCTGGCGTGTCGAGCCTTGAAAGACTCTCGGCGGTTTTGATACGCCTCGGATTCACCAGCTTTCTTGGGCGACCCCTGCACACCTTGTTGACCAAAGCGAATGGTCTTGACCTGATCGCCTGACTTGGCCACGACAACGTGGCTCTTGGTTGGGTGGTTCGGTGTGGCCTTGGGCTTGTTATAGCCCGACACGCCTGCGCGTGCCAGTCTGCTGTCTTTAGTCGCCATGGATGATTCTCCTTAGTTTGCAGCTACAGATTCTGCCAGTTTCTTCTGGCCTTCGCGGTATGCCACACCACCAACGGTGCGCTGCTCCCGAGCTTTCTGCTCTTGCGGTGCTTTGAGCAGGTTAGACACTGGCTGAGGCTTCAGGCCATTGCGCTGGCGAGCCTGCTGCAGTTTAGTCCATGCCGCACGGGCTTCGGCCATACCTTCGGTGTCTTTTTCACGGACAGCCTTGGCGTAGTCGTTCTTGATGCGCGTGGTGCGGTCGTTGAAGTTTTCAGTGATACCCCGCATGCGGTTCTGGCGCTCGTAGGTAACAGCCTGCTTCACGGCTGGTACACCCAAGGCAGTCAGCACTGTGTCGATTGCACCAATCTCGCTGTCAGGCAAGATCACATCACCATTGCGGCGGGTCATGCCTTCGGCAGCTTGACGGCCAGCCTTGAGTGCGTCGGACACACCCTTTGGCATAGTGCGCTCAACACCCTTGTAGTAGTCACCGCTGGCAATCAGGCCGAGGCCGTCAATCACACGGGACGACATACCCAGAGCAGCGCCACCCAGCAATGTACCAAGAGCTTCGGCGCGACCTGCGTTGGTGCTCAAGTCAGCGTCACTGAATGGCATGATGGACAGCATGTTGCCAGAGCCGATCTTGCCGGACAAGTCCATGCCCACAACGGTGGGAGCGCCGCGCATAACCATGTCAGCCCACTCTGGGCCAAGCGCCTTGCGCATTTCAGCAGTCAGGTCGTATGGCTCATCCTCGTCACCGAAGAAGCCCAAGATCGCAGAGATAGCAGCGTAACCGGGCAGGCCCATCATGCCAGCGAACACAGCAGTGTGGCTGAGTGAGTAGGCCAGTGTGCGCAGTGCAGCAGCACGCTCTTCAGGCTTAGTGAACGCATCACGAATCAGCTTGGCGTAGAACGCGATCTGAATCAACTGGAACTTGCGGAACTGCAAAGCCACCTTACCCCACTGGGTGTTGAACGCACGAGGAGCGTTGAAGGCAGTGTAGTCACCATGAGTCTCAGTCAGAATGTCAGCAGCGTACTGAGTTGCCTTGGCAGCGTCCTTGGTACGGGCATACTCCAATCGGTACGCAGCAATGGCAGTAGACAAGCGGTTGGTGGCTTCCACTTTCTGGACGGCCATACGCATGCCTTTGTTCAGGCGCTGTGCAAACTGGCTGAGTTTTCCGTCAGCGTCTACCTTGTACTCGTTGATCTCAGTGGCCAGACCAATGTCGATCTTGCCTTGGTTGACCAAGTCGTTGATGGCAGTACGCACGTCAGCAGGCACTTTGGAGAAGTCAAACTGTTGGTCAAACAGCTTCACATCTTTGAATAGTGGGCCCAGCTCTGTGTACGCCTTGGCCAGCTCAGCAGCAGCTTTGGTGTAATCGTGACGACCTGCCATGGCAGGCAGCGACATCATGAACGGCTGAGTCAAGTTCTGCAGGTAGTAGCCGGGACTGGAAGCCAAGAAGAACTTGGACGCCAGGTTGGTCAAGACGTTGATGAACGGGTTGTTCTTTGGCTCCAGCGAGTCGGCGTAGCGTTTGGTCAGTTCGTCGAAGATTTCCGACTTGCGCTCGCGGTCGCCAGTGCGCGACTGGTTACGCATCTGCTGCAGAGCATCCTGAATCTTAGGCTCATACTCAACGCTGGCCAAGAAGTTGGCATCGGCACGACCTTGCTGTGTGAACGACTGGAGCATGTCCACTTCACCGGCTACACCACGGCGACGCATTTCAGACTTGCGAGCACTGCCCTCAGCCAACGCCTCCAAGTACAACTGGTTGATGATGTTCAGCAGCTTGCCAGCTGTTGGGTCTTTCTTGCCGTTGGCGTCTTGGGCACGACTGTCCACAGCGGCACGCATCTTGGTCAGAGCTGGCAGCATAGCCTCGCCACTGAATGCTTCGTCGAACGAATCAGAGCGCTTCACGATTTGTGGGCTATCGAACACACCCTGTTCAGCCAGCTTGTCGCTGAGGTTTCGAGCCTGCCACTTGGTATCGACAAACGACACATGGTAGTGGTCTGGGTCGGACTCCAACTTCTTGACTGTGGCCGTGTCACCCTTGGCCTTGGCGGCTTTGTACTCAGCGGACTCACCGATCACAACGTAAGCACCAGTACGCTTGATGGGTGCGTATGGCACACCCTCGCGGATGCGGAACAGTGTCTGGAAGCGCTTGAGTGTGGCAGCTTTCTCAGCCTTGAGCTTGGCTTCTGTCTGGGTGTCACCAGCGTCCTGAGCTGCCTTAATCATGGCGTCGTACTCAGAGTTGGTGGCGTTCAGCACAATGCGCTTCTTGTTGGACAGCGTAGCGTCACCATGGGCAAACACGTCTTTGACGAACTGCTGAGCCTTGGGGCCCAACGCATCGAACATAGCACCCATCTTGGCATCGCGGTACTTGCCGTAACCCCACTTGCCTGTGCGGGTGGACTCAAACAAGAACTCGTTGACCGAGCCGGGGCCAGAGCCTTTGTTGGCGTCTTCAATCAGGGCGTAGCCATCAGCGATCTTTTCGATCTTGCGCTCTTCTTCACTGACCTTGGCGTTGCGTGCAGCAAGGCGGTCGGCAAATGTCTTGGCGGCACCCAGACCCAAAGCCTGAGCACGCTTGACCAGATCGTTTGTGAAGACGGCGTAGTCTAGGTACTTGCCGCCCAGATCGCCAATGGCAGCAGTCAGGTTCTTCACCGGCTGCTGGGACTGCTTTGGCAACTTGGCAATGTTGCGGTCGATCAGCCCTTGCGGTACTGCGTTCTTGCCAAACTTCATGCGCTGGCGATCAGCCGCAATCTCAGAACCAACACGGAAAATGTTCTTGTCATCAAAAATGATGAGGTTGCGCGTCTTTGGGTTCTGAACAACAGAGATGTCTTTCTCATTGGCGTTCAACCACGCTAGCTGCTTGGCTTGATATACAGTACGTTCAGCCAAAGCTTTGGCATCAGCCAGCGCCTTACTTTCGTCAAACTTTACGCCATATCTAGCGGCGATATCTTTGTCGGTATCAACAAACCTTTGTTCGTATTCAGCAACTTTTTCTGTAAGGGCCTGCTTTGTCTCGGCAAGTCCATTACGCAAGACGTCTGACAGAACGAGGAACTGCATAGCCTTGTCGCTGTCTGAGCCTCGGTACTTACGCACTTGATCCCGCAGATCATCACGGTTGTATCGGCGACCATCAAACGAGATGGCATTAGAAGCCGAGCCTCTGCTCTTGGCGTCATAAAACTTAATGCCATCCAGACCAATACCGCGTAGTAAGTGACTGGCAGCTTCATGGAATTTACCTTGGCGAACGGCCTCATCGAACTGCTTGTCTTGCCCCGCTGGCAGGGAGATAGCGTCGTCCATGATGAGTAGGCTGAGCAGACCCAGATCATTTTCACCTGAGCCAATCAAGTCTTTGCCAGTCAGCTCTTCCACGTCTTTGTTGGTGCGATCAACGATGTCATCGGCCACAGGATCGAGCAGCGCCATCAGTTTGTCAGCCACGTAGCTGGACTGTTTGATAACTGGCTTGTCATAGTCAAACACGCGCTCGTCTTCTACTGCCGTGTCAACGCGCATCAAGTTGCCTTCTGCGGTGCCGCCTTTGCGCTCTACGTCAGCTTTCCAGTAGCCCTTAGCAATACCAGTACGCTGAGCAAGGTAAGTGCCCCAACCGTAGGCGGTTGCACCTTCACCCGAGCCTATGAACTTGTTGCGGAAGTTGCGGAACGCAGCGGCAGTGCCGTGCCACGTACCGTTGATCTCCAAGCGAGCAGCGCCGTAGGCCAAGTTGACAACGTCTTGGGCTGTCATGGACTCAGGCTTCATGCCCAGCTTGCGAGCGGCCACTTTGAACGCAGCCCACAGAGTGCGGAACCAGTTACGCAGGGGGCCGGACAGCTTGGCGTCAGTGGCAGCAGTTGGGTCAACGCCCATCTCCATGGCCGACTCGATGAAGTACGCAATCAGTTCTGACCGCCGGTCTTCCGCAGGAGTTTCTGCAGCTTGCACACGCTCGAAGGCTTGCAGTGCTAGTTCAGCTTCCAGAGAGCCGTCAGCTTTCTTGGCCCATGCCTTGATCTGGCTGACCAGCTTGTCCTGATCTGCTTTGGTGAGCAGGTTGTCCAGACCTAAGTGTCCGCCGACTTCGTGCATGAACTTGGCACGACCGGAGCCCTGCTTGATGCGGTTGGCCACCAAGAACGCACGACCATCTACGGCCACGCCGTAGGCACCTTGAAGCTGCAGTGCAGCGCCGACGGCCCGGATGTTTTTGTCACTAGACGACAGCAGATCAGCAACACTGTCCACCACCATGAGCTTGCGACCGGGGATGTCAGAGCGGATAAACGCTTTGAGTTCAGCCAGCAGTTGTTTGGCTGTGTAGGGCTCAGTGGCAGGAGCTGACTCAGTACCGAACTTCATGCCGGACTTGGCCAACTTGGTCAGCTCAGTCTCTACATCAGCCTTAGTCCAGTTGTCAGGGCCGAAGTCAATAAAGTCTTCTTGCTGAGTCTTTGTCAGTTGCGCAAACTTGGGGGCGTCTGGATACTCAGCAGCTACTACATCCCACGCTTGGGCTGCTTGCTCGGCTTCGGTGAGGATTTTGGCTGGGACTTGGGCTTGGCCTTCTGCGGCAGACTTTTTGGCACGCCGTACTTGTCCGCCCACTTTTTCGCCAGTTCCGGCTTCTGGCTGAACAGATACCCCTGCTGGGCTCTCGACTTGAACGGCATCAACTTTCTCCAGTTTGGCCAGTTTGACAGACAGCTCTTTTGTCTGCCCGCTCTGGAACGCCACAGTAACAGTGGTCGAGTCGCCATCACCGGCAAAGCTCTTGACCACACCTGTACCCAGCTTGGGGTTCTTGACAGTATCACCAACGGCAAGGCCGTTACGGTCAGCCTGCAACTTGGCTGCACGCTCGGCGCGGAACTTGGCAGCTTCAGCTTCCTTGGCTGCATCCTTCTCTTCAGCTGCTTTTTCGGCAGCTTTGCCTTTACCCTTGGTCTTTTTTGTAACCGCAGCGGATTCTGGCTTGGCCTCATAGCTAGACACAATGGCTTCGTACTCAGCAGTCAGCGCAGCAACACGTTCGGCTGCAGCAGCCTCAGCTTGCGCGAGCCCCAGTTGATTCAACTCAGCGGCAGCAGCTTTCAGCTCAGCAATAGTGTCAGCAATAGAAACCAGCTTGACGGCCAGTTGACTACCAGCGGTGCTGGCCTTTTGCCATTCGCGTGCATCGTCCAAGTTACCAAACGCCTCGCCAGCCTCACCTTCGATACCAGCTTCACGGAACGCAGCGGCCATGTCGCCGGAGTCAACTTCGTCGTTGATACGGGTGATCTGCTCGTCCAGCTCAGCCATGCGAGCAATGTCGGCTTTTGTCGGTTTGGCTTTGGCTTTCAGTCGTGCCAGTTCGCCTTCCAGTTTGCCCAGTTCAGTGGCCAGAGCTTTTTGTGCGGACTCAATACCCAAGCGATCAAACACCTGAGCACGGTCAAAGCCCATGGACACAGCAATGTCAGCCAGCTTTTCTGGGTTGCCGATCTGACGCACGCGTGATTCAGCGATTCCGAACGAGTCAGCAATTTCCTTGGCAATGTTGCCCTTGTATCCGCTTGGTACAGCACGACGTGCTGTGATGTAGGCACGCAAAATCTTGCGATCACGATCAGCGTTCTTGCCTTTGCCGACTTGCTCCTCAATGACGGCGTTCAAGTCATCATCAGTGAAGTCACGTTGGTCAGCACGCAAGCCAGCTTCCTCTTCACGCATGGCTTCAATTTCAGCAGCGTTGCCAGTGGCGCGAGCAATCTCCAGCGCGTCGTCAGACGTATCAACTAGCGCAGTGGTACCAGCGGCACCTCGGGTGGTTGGTTCTTGTCCTTGCGGCGCTGCTTGGATGGTTTGAGGGGCTTGAGTGCCACTTGGTGCTCCAGTAGTTACAGGGGTAGATGGTTGCCCGGCTGTGCTTGGAAGAATGCCAGCTTGTTGAAGTGGGGCTCCAGCTGCTGGGGTACCTCCGACCACTGCTCCTGTGACAGGAGCAGGGCGTCCTGCATCTCCCAAGCCTCCTTGAACGACAGGGCTCCCGACTCCCACGCTTCCTGCAGGCTGCTGTACAGTAGAAATTCCTGTGCCACTTGGTGCCTCCTTGCGAGCTTCGATGATGGCAGCATCCAACAACTGCTGCGCTTTTTCCAAACGCTTGGGAGTCATCGGCTTTTCACCGGCGTATGCCCACACGCCAACCAGCAGATCGGAGTCCACTGGCAAACCGGAAGCCTGAATGTCAGAATACAGCTGCAGCGACGACGGCGTAGGGATAACACCAAATGTGTCACGCAGTTCGTACGAGCGTGGGTCGCGCACTGTGTTGGCAACCACTTGGGCCGTAGCTGCTGCATCAGCAGGTTTTTCCTGCGTCATGTCCAGCGGAGCCTGCGAACGCTGAAGGGCTTCACCAACTGTCAGGGGGCGCTCAATACCAGTCTCTGGGTCGTTGACGAACTGGCCGGTAGGCTCATCGTACGCAGCTTTGAACTGAGCCACGTAGTCGCGGCGCTTAGGGCGAGTAATGCCCACGTTCTGGTTGATGAACGACTGCAAACCAAGAGTCTGGTCTTGGGTAACAAACTGGCTCTCCAGTGGGCGCTGCAGCGGCGCTTCTTGTTCAGTCATGGAAGATGTAAGGTCTCGCTCACGAGTAGCCTCACGGAAGCCCGGACTACGACGCCAGCCACCTGCAGCACCGCCAAGCAAGCCACCCAGCAGACCGCCACCAACAAACGACTCGGCGTAGTCATTCAATGCTTCTGGGCTAAACAAGTCAACGCGAGGGTCAATGGCCTGACGGCCAACATTGGTGATGTACTCCTGACCAACTTCACCGACAGCCTCAGAGAAACCAGTACGACCAGCAGCAGCCCCTGTGCGAGCTGCGCCACCAGTGAAACCACCTAGGTTGTCCAAGTAACGATTAGCAAAAGCAGCAGCGCGTTCTGCACGAATACCGGTACCAGCCAGCTTGCCGACAATACCAGTAGCGGCTTCAGCGCCGCCATACGCCAGACCGAGTGGGATGGCAGTCAAGTCAGTACGACCTGCTTGCTCTCGCTGAGCCTGCATGACTTCGCCAATACCGCTGAGCCCTGCGACACCAAAAGCAGCAGCTGGACCGCCAACAAGGCCAGCGCCTACGACAGGCACAATTTCAGGAAGCGACTGAACCCCCAGCTCGGCTGCGTAGCGACCAACGTCACCAACGCCTGAGATGTTTTTGTAGGAGCCAACAGCACCCTGATTGGTGTCGTAGTATCGCTGAGCAGTACGCTCAGCTTCAGCTTCTTGAGCCAGACGGTAGTCACGCGATAGCCCCAGCGGCTCAACTAAGCCGTAGGCTTTGGCTTGCAGGCGATCTATGGCCGAGCCGCCTAACTCCGACAAACCAGCTTCCGGGGTTTCCACTCGGTACTGCTGGCTGTATCGCGCTGCAATTTCTTCGTCGGTCAGGCGGCGTGACATAGATACCCTTCAATCTGTTGCATGCGACATTGTCGCATGCCGATCAGCGTCCGTAAATGCTCTGAGCGCCCGGAGCAACACCGTATGTAGAAGTTGGGCCAAGGCCCGTAGTACGAGCACCCTGAAACCCAGATGGGCCGGTGGGATTAGACCTCAGCCGTGCCTCCTCAGCAATGCTGCGGTTCAGCGTGTCGTACGCTGCCAAAGCCTTGTTCAGCTTGGCCATATCACGCTTGTCTTTGACGTCGTACTCTTCGTTGTTGAACATGACGGCTTCGCCATCGTTGCTCCAGATCAAACGGCTCAGGTTGTTGTCAGACACCCCGGCTGCTTTCAGCGCTGCAGGGCGATTTTCAGGCAGGATACCCTTGGTGGAGATGAAACCGCCCATGCCATCAGTCTGCACCAGCTTGCCGTCAACCTTGTACTGGACACCTGCCTCTTCAACTTTCGTGGGCTTTTCGTCGCGTGGTTTAGCTGTCAGTCCAAACAGAGTCAGCTTTTCTGGCTCAGTCAATTTGCGACCGAGGCTAGCTTCCACGTCAGCCACTTTCTTGGTCAGACCTTTCTCGCCCTCATCCCGAGAGTAGCGATTTGCCTGCGCTCTGTCTTTGGACGCTTGTGCCTTGGATGCGTCAATTTGAGCCTCTTTGGCTTTGAGAGATGCGAGCTGAATAGCGGTCTCGAATGGCTTGTCCTGAGCGTTGCTCGTATAGAACGAGGCAGCCTGCTGCAGTGCAGACACTCCAGCGGCATCGGCAAACAGTGGGCTCATAGGCTTGTCGCCATACATGACTTGGTAGCCACCGCGCACCTTAGTAAACGTGGGGATGATGTTGTCTTCCTTGTTTGGGTCAGCAAACGAAGCCAGCAGCGTATTGAACGCACCTTCACCTTGTGAGGCAGCCTTGTTGATACTGTTCACCAGCTTCTTGGTCTCAGCTGCAGCCACTTTGTCAGTGATTCCCAGAACATTGGAAGCCGTGTTAAGGAGCGTAGTGTAGTCACCGTTGAACTGCGCCTGTGCTTCAGCGATCAGAACCATGTCCAGCGGACGGCCTTCTTTTTGCTTCTCGGCGATGTACTGAGCGGCCTTGTTGGTGTTTTGCTTGGTGTCGTAGTCAGCTCTAGTGCGAGCATCGACCTCTTCTTGACGGCTCACGTCGTAAGCCTTAAGGCGGTATTGCTCAGCCTGATCGGTCAAACCGTACTTAGCGTATACGTCAGCTTGGCGCTTGAGCTGCTGCGACATGGGCAACTCACGGGTCAGACCCTGAGCAGGCATACCTTGCTCGGCTGCGGTACGTGCGACAGCTGGAGCCCCGCCAGCGGCGTAGGCAGCGCGAACAGCGCCAGCTTGCTCAGGTGTGAAGCCACGAGCATAGCCAGTACCCGGTGGAGTTGTGGGCGCGGCGCGTGGAGCCACCAAACCTTGTTGCGGCTGAATGCTCGTGAAGTCATCCTGCGTGCCGTACGCACCAGTGCCGAGACCAGTAGGAGCTGGCTGGACCTGCATGTCGGGGGTGTAGACGCGAGGTTGCTCTGGGATGTCGGCCAGCCCAGTAGACCCGGCAGCAGAAATCTCTTCGGCGGCACGGCGCTTGCGAGTTTGCTCTTCGATGGTGTTGTATGTATCCAGCCAGCTTTTGGCCATCCGTGTACCGGACTCCATGCCTTGTGCGAATGCGCTTGCCATATTCAGTACTCCTTATTTTCTGCCGAGGTAGCCAGCGCCAAGAGTTCCGGCCATGCCGAGCAGAGAGCCAGTCATGCCAGCTTGTTCCTGCATAGCAGCGTTGGCCATACTGGTGGCACCGCTATACAGACCGCCGTAACCTGTAATTGCTTGGCCTGCGCCAGTAGTCATGGTGTTTGCCGCACGAGCTGCACCAGTGCTGAATTGAGCTCCGGGAGCCATAGCAGAGGTAAGACCCGCAGAGCCAGCTCCGGTAGCGCCGGAGTAGGCAGCAGTAGACGCACCAGCAAGGTTTCGTCCAATACCAGCGACGTCCAGTTTGCGGGCGTATCCCAGCTGTTCTGCTTGTTGTCTTGCGCCAGTCATAGCAGCGGCGCGTTGCGCGGACAGCCCAAGCATGTTTTGCGACTGCATAGCCATACCAGCGCCAGAGTTGGGGTTTACCCCACGAGCGGCTGCGGCACGACTGGCCGCATCTTGAGTAACGCCAAAAGCACGACCGGCAGCGGCGGCGGCCTGTGCAGCAAGTTGTTCTCGGTAGCCTTCAGTGCTAAACCGTGTAGCGTCAGCCACAAGACCCTGCTCCAGAGGTCGGAACGTGCCTGTCTGGTAGTTGTAGTAGTCACGAGCTTGGCGCATCTGTTCGTCTTGCGCTGCGATCTGGGACGCAGAAACTTGGCGAGCCAGCGGCATCAACTCATCATATTGGCGTTTCTCAAAAGCCAGCTGGTCTTGGCCAAGCTGATACGACAAATTAGCAGCATAGTCAGAAGAAGACGCTAGTCCTTGAGCCGCACGTTCTTGAGCAGCTTGGGCGGACGCAGCACTCTCTCGACCGGACTGCATCAGCATACCTGCACCAGCGCCAGCCACGCCAGCGCCAATCAGGGCAGCCCCACCAAGTCCTGCGGCAAGACCACCACCAACAGCAATAGCTGAAACAACAGCACTCATAATTAACTCCTCAACTCAGCCACGAGGGCCAGTGTTTTACCGTAGTCGGTAGTAAGTTCCTCACCGCACTCAATATCTCTGCTGGCTACAAGCCACAGTGCCTCACCGTATACAGCAAACTCGCAGTTCGGGAACGCCGCATGGTTGGAGTAGCGACCGGCCAAAGAGCGTTTGTTGTTTACCAGCGCAGGGCAGATCAACTCTTGGCTAACAAATGGTCTGGTGGCAAACA